ATGCCATCGCCGCCATGGAGCCGACATTACTCTGTATCATGGCTGTTTTTGCTGGTTTCATCATTTTCGCGATTTACATGCCGATGTTCACGATGTATAATCTTTTCTAGCAAAAAATATTGGTTCTATGCAAAATAATTAGAAGATTTAAAGAAACGCTATTAAGTTTTTAAAATATACGCCGATAGAACCAATAGGTAAGTAAATTTCCGGCCATCCGCCGGCGTACAAAACAGGAGGGGTAAATAAATGTTTAAGAAACTGAACAAAAAAGGCTTCACACTGGCTGAACTGCTGATTGTAGTGGCGATCATTGGCGTACTTGTAGCTGTCAGCATTCCCATTTTCACAAGCCAGCTTCACAAAGCTCAGGATGCTACTGATTTGGCAAACATCCGTTCGTATTATGCAGAGCTTCAGTCTGCAGCAATTACTGACGGCGTAGATTCAAGCAAGCTTGTCACAACCAAAACTGACACAATTACGCTTCAGACCGGCGAAGTTATTAATCTCAAGAATATGAAGTATACGGTTTCAAAAAATTCTGAAGGCAATGGATACGTTATTACTTATGAATGTAACGATGGCGCAAAATGCAAAGCCGGACACACAGCAGCAGCAACGTTTGGTGGAACTGCTAAAACAGGCGGATCCGGAACCCCTGCTGGTGGCGATGAAACCACAGGTGGTTAATCTATAAACCAATAATTCAACTCTCTGCTCTCGCGAGTAGAGAGCTTTTTTTATACCTCCACACCTAACCCTTCTTCCTTTTTAACCACCTCAAAAATGGCTTGAATAAAGGACTTAGAGGTTGATTGGTAAGAAGGCAAAATAAAAAACTCTCCAAGTCCCAGTGATGAGAGATTGGAGAGTAAATGTGAATGATTAGTTAATAGCTGCTGTGACAGTACTATCGGCAGCAAAAGTAAATGTTATTGTTGCTGAAGTTGCCGGAACTTTTCCAGTAAGGCTAATTGTAAAAGGAAGAGTGCTAACATCAGCATTTCCATCTGTGCACGGTAATGCAACTTTAGCAACTTGAACTACGTTTGCTGCTGTTTTAGTAGCATTACCACTTGTGGCGGTGGTACTTGTCGGCTCAGAAAGCATTAATGCTGAAGCTTCTGCGTAAGCGGAACGAATATTTGCTACAGTTGTCGCATCTCTAGCCTTCTCTAACTGAGCTGTGAAAATGGGAATGCTGATAGCTACGAGTACGCCCACGGGAGCGACGTAGCTTGGAAACTGAACTCCTAATCTCGTATCAAACCAATATTTCGGTGATGGAGTCAGTCCGATCGGAGGGGTGTACATCTTTTGTTCGGATGTCCACGTTCAAAATCAAGAGAACCTTTTCACTAAACTTTTGGACAAAATAACGAAACTCAAGGGTGTTTTGTGAAAAGGTCCTATCAGCACATTTTAAAGCAACAGGGACAATGGAATATGCTTTATACTTACGTATGAAGAAACGGAGGATGACGGCACTATGAAGGATAAGAAGGGCTTCACACTGGCAGAATTGTTAATTGTTGTCGCCATCATAGGTGTACTTGTAGCGATCTCCATTCCGATTTTCATGGGACAGATGAACAAGGCAAAGTATGGTGCTGATGAAGCTAATGCAAGATCAATTTATTCGATTCTTGCCGCTGATTATCTTACAAATGAAGGCAATAATACTGCTACAGTTACAAAGAATCCAGCATCGTTTACGGATGGTACTTCTTATACAATTACTGTTGCAGAAACAGACGGCACTTCTAATGTATTTAAGTTTAGTGGCATCGTTGATGTAACAGTTACTGCATCAGGAGATACAGCACCTAGCGTTACTATTGCTGCTTGTAGTAAGGCAGGTCATGCTACAGCACAGACTTTCCCTGCAACTGCATAATGTCAATTTAATAAAAATATTAAGCGGAGGTCTTGAAGGCCTCCGCTTTTTTAATAGCTATATATGATTTGATCCTTGCTTTTCTGTATTGTTAATAGGGGCAAAAAGAAATAAATGAATGTAGATGGATTCAATCAATCAAGAGAAACACTTTTAGCAGAACTTCGAGACTGTAAGCAAACTTTGAATGTCATTCTGATGCCTGATATGAATAAAGATGTAAAACTCACTTTTTTTGATGACGATTTGTTTATGTGGGCTATCGCTCATAAATGTGGATCCTTGATAGATGCAATGATCTATTCATGCAATGACGAAAATTTGGATACTGCTTATATTCTGCTTCGTACCATTATAGATTGTTGCATAAGAACATATGCAGCTTATTTAGGTGGAAATGATTTATGTAAGAGAGTTATTAGCGATGGGGAGCCATTTAATAAAATTTCATTCGATTCAGTAACTCTTACTAATCAATTTGATAAGGGAAAGTTACCTAGCCTTAAAGGCAGAATGACCGATTCAAATCTACTTAAAATATACGAAGAATATTGCCCTGGAATAACCGATTCATATCATGAGGCATGCCAATTCGTGCATTTTTCCAAAGATGAATTAGTGTCCATGGGATTCTCGGATCAAGAAAATATTTCGTCATTTATGCTGAGCATTACTGGTCCTCTCCTGGAAGAAAAGAGAGATGAGCTCTTATTTGTCACCAAAGATTTCTGCAAGTATTGCCATAACCTATTGGGATTATTAAAGGGCTACTGGGATAATAGATTTGCAGAGGGAAACACCATATAGTCAGAATCTTAGGAATCCTAATCTGCAGGAGCCCAGATTACTTGTTAACACTTACTTCATTTAAGATGGATTGGGTATTTTTTACATTCAACTACTTTTAGTGTATAACGGTATTTCACACATTCTGGCAGTTTAAGGCGCAGAGGGTAGACCTTCCGGTGTATGGGTATTCACGGAAAACCGCGTAGTTAAGCCATTTCTAGCTACTTTTTGATGTTAAAAAACATATCAGATTTGCCAAATTCTCATATCTTCCGGAGATTGCCCCCTTTCGTTTTATAGTTCACATTTGAAGCCAGGTAAACCCGCGCGCAAAACTCTTAAACTAGTCAAAGCCTGCAATAGGCTAGTCACCTAGCGTTCTTATCAATAGACTCCCCATGAAGTATGTTTCCTGCAAAGGAGGCATATTTTTATGGAAACATTACGTGGAAAAATCATTACAGGTGTTCAGCAGTGCGAGGACCAGAAGGTTTTGTACAAGGCATACGTCGTTGATGAGACAGAGACTGAGATGGAAATCCTGGACCCAGACCAGATTGAAGAGTGGTTCCGGAATGGCTGTCTTACAACGTACTGGGTCGACAGAGGCGAGTTTGTGAGGGTGGAAGGAGAATTGAGTGTAGATTTAAAAAAGGTTCTGGGGGAGGTTAGGGAAAAGATAAAATAAGATTGAATAAGGCTTCAGGAGGCTACTAGTCGCAAGCGAGAATTTTCCACATAAAGTTAGTCGGATTGAATCACATTCTGCAGTCTGATATGATATGTGTGAATCTTATATGAAAGCATAAATGTTTTCATATCGATTGAAAAAACTTTTATGGGAGGAAAAGGCTATGGTCACAACAGAAGAAATAGCAAAATTCAGAGATGGAATCTTTGCACTTCGTACTAGACGTTTCGGAACCGTCGCAGAAATAATGATTAAGAAACTATATCACATGTCTGAATCTCATGATTTAGCTTTTGATAAGTTTTCAGAGACAGAGGGAAAAGTTGAAGTAAAGTTTTCAACCGTAATGAGAGAGAATGATGACAAAATAAGAGAAGCCAATGTCATCGATCAATGTAATAAAGCAAATTTGGCTAGTAGAGCTATGAATTCGTGGGAAGTGGACAAAGGCATAGATTTTGACTGCAACATCCAACAGGTAAAGACCAACGAGTTTCAGGTATTATATTATGGTTTGTTTTTTGCTGATACTATTGAAATATATGAAATGACCAGAGAGCAGGTCTTGGCATGCCCTGGGTATTCAAATAAGCAGCATAGAGGAAATGAAGGTGAAGGTCAGTTCCACTTAAATCAAGGAACCATACAATTCCATAGGCAAAATTACCTAAAGCAGGTCCTCACATATGAGGAACTATATAATCTGCTAGCATAAATTAACAAAGCCTCTGTAGGTGCATACACTTACAGGGGCTTTGATTTTACAGGAAAGAATTTCTTGGCTCGGAACTTTTATTTATAATATCTCTAGCATTGATATCCAACTGATACAAATCCATAATGATATTTTCTAGTTCATTAAACATGTCGAGTTTATCATTTTCCTCAGATGATATTATTGCATCTACCATTTCTACGATTCTTATCTGCTGGTCTTTGTTAGGTACGGGAATGGGAATATTCTCGATATGAGAACGCAGCAATTTCACTGAATTATATTTCTTTTTACACCAGAAGGCTACAGTCAAAGAATTTAGTATGGCAAGAATATACTTGATATTTATTCCGTCAACATGAGGAATCAAAATATTCGCACTGTTCAGTGATAGTGTTTGCTGGTTGTCATAGCAAAAAACAGGAACAGAACAGATGAATCGGTACAATAATTTTTCTGGCGCCCTATAAAATTTAGTAGGTGCAACTTGCTGGAAATTTTCTGGCTCAAATTTAATGTATTCATCTGGAACCGTGAAACGGTATTTATAAATATTACTGCCACGAAGTACTATCTCATTATTTTCATTTTTTTCTGAAGAAATATAATCTTTGTTAGAACCAGTTACAATTCCCAATGCAAAGTCAGCCTGTCCTTTTAGATATAATTTATTATCTGAGTTTGCAATTGTTTTTAGGCAAGCATCTTCGGAATCGGTTATCGCGAAGTTCCAATAATCCTCATCCAAACTGCGAGCATTTTTTATAACAAAAGATTGATTTCCTGATTCAACTTTGCATCCAACACAGCTTGATTTACCATTTTTTGAAATGCCAAATAAGATACTAGGACAATCAACTCCATGAAATGCGTTGCCTAAATAACTTATAAAATCAATGGAGCAACAGCTCGTTATAATATGACGTATAGTGCTATGCGTATTTACATTTAATATGGCTTCTGGGAGAACAAAGGCCAACATGCCGTTTTCTTTGAGAAGATCTAGTGATTTTTCAATAAAGATGTCATAAGACTCACAGCCATGCAATGAAGCGGATTTGTAACGGTGTATCAAAGATGCTTTTTGCTCCATGGAGAAGTCATATCCCCAAGGTGGGTTTCCTAGAATAATATCATACTGAGAATGGTCATCGTAAGATAAGGTATCCGTTGACAGTAGATGACTTTTAAGCAAATCGATATCATGCAATCCGTTCAAATATAAATTTATGCGTGCAATACTTATAGAAATATCGTCTATATCCCTGCCATAAATATGTTCTGGCTTTACACCATTCTGAATAGCGTAAAGTAGAAAATTTCCTGTACCACAGCTCGGGTCTAAAATCGTTTCTTCGGTCAACGAGTGCTGAGAGCTCACCAGTGAAATCATATGTTTTACAACTTTGACCGGAGTAAAGTATGAGCCAGTAGTTTTTCGATTAGAAAGTTTATTTAATGAAATGTAAATAAATCCCAAAAAATCCTGATAAGGTATAAATTTTGGAACATTTAATCCAGCTACAAGTGATGAGACATTTTCAGTGAGAACAGAATCAGCTAATAAATCGGTTAATAAAACACTAAAACTTGATTTTTTAGAATCTATAAATTCGGCAAGAGACAGATCTTCTACATGTTCGATCTGCGTGTAAAGTTCATATGCTAATGTAGTAAGAACAATACGAAGATTATTTTCTGAAAATAAGCTCGGATTTTTTGAAGATAACTCTGTAGCTATTACCAAATTGCTCTCATCAGATTCAATGTAATCGGTATATAGATCTAATCCCTTTACGGCTTTTTTGTTACGTCTTTTTGTTAACTTGTCTGATTTTCCGGTTGATATATTGGAAAAAAGCGCGTCGACATCTTTTTCATAGAAAAGTAATTTTCTACCGGTCGCTTCAGCTCTCTTTAGGCTTCCGAGTTTTACCCAATTTCTAATTGTTGCAGTTGAGACGCCTAACTTTTTGCTTGTAGCATCAATGTCAATTAGGCTTTCCTGGGGATTAGGTTTTGACTCAGAAAATAAATCAAATATTGTTAATTGCTCATTCAAAGTGGGCTACCTCCCGTTCACGGTGATTACTTTAATTGAGGTATGGAAATGAGTCAAGAACATTGAGAAATATATTTTATATATCATGTACATTTTTTTGCAGTATGATAGGCTATTATTAAGACAGTGGAGAAGTCCACTCTGAATTCGTTAATTAGCTCCGTCATCGAGTTTTTCATGGTGGCTTGATGATAGAAAACTGTACATCCTCTGATTTAGAACTGGGCCTAGGGGTGAGAGATACAGGGGTCCACTCCTTTCTAGTGGAGGCTATCAAAGTGAATAGAAATTATGTTTCTGATTCTCAGCCTAAGAAAAAGAAAGGCGGCTGTCTTGGCTGCTTCGGATTTCTTGTTGTACTCGGAATAGTAGGATCACTCTTTGGAAAGATATCTGATGTAGCTGGTCTCGTTAATTTAGCAGAGAGTGCGGGCATTGAGACCACCACAGAGGCTATCGCAACACTAGAAGGAACAACTGAAGAAGAAACGGTCGTGGAGACCACCGTATTAGAGACGGAGCCAGTGACGACCATTGCTGAAGCCACTGTTCCGGAGACTATCGTACCGGAAACTACAGCGGCAGAAACCGAACCGATTATACCGGCCCAGACTGTCTCGTTCTCGATGGACATGGTGCCGGTATATTCTGGAAGGGCATACGCTCCGGTGAATGGTAATGTTCCATTCTTTACAGATGCAGATTTGGCGACATCTACCTATGAATCGTATAGTCCTCTCGATTCTCTTGGCCGTTGTGGACCAGCGATTGCGTTGATCGGATATGACTTAATGCCAACTGAGCCGAGAGGCAATATTGGCGCTGTAAAGCCTTCGGGATGGCATCTTGTAAAGTACGATGATATTGATGGAAATTACCTGTATAATCGCTGCCACCTGATCGGCTATCAGTTGACCGGAGAGAATGCAAATCCAAGGAATCTGATCACCGGCACCAGATATATGAACGTCAACGGAATGTTGCCGTTTGAGAACCAGACTGCTGATTATATCGAGGAGACCTACAATCATGTTCTATACAGAGTGACTCCGGTATTTGATGGAGATAACCTTCTTGCTACAGGTGTTTTGATGGAGGCTATGGATGTAGAAACGCTAGGGAGAGACCTGGAGTTCTGCGTATTCTGTTACAATGTTCAGCCAGGCATCACGATTGATTATGCGACCGGCGATAGTGAAGGACCAGAGTTCACAGGATCTGAGCAGAAGGAAACCACTCAAGCACAGACGGCAGCAGCTACTACTGAAACGCATGCGGAGGTATCGGAAGGAGTAAAGTATGTTCTCAATACCAATACACATAAATTCCACTACCCGTATTGTTCTTCAGTAGAGGATATAGCGGATTACAACTATGCAGAATCGTCAAAGAGCAGAGATGAATTGATTGCAGAAGGATACAAGCCATGTAAAAGATGCAATCCGTGATGTAAAAGAACTGGACAAAAGGAGAAAGGCGTCTTATTAATACCTCGCCAGAACAAAATCTATATTTTATAATAGGGACAACTAAGAAAATAATTACCGAACAGGAGAACTCTAAAGAAATGGCACAAAAGGCAAAAAAGAAGCAAGAAGAAAAACCAATTGAACAAACCTTGTGGGATGCGGCCAATAAGCTACGTGGAAAGGTAGAACCTTCTGAGTATAAGCATGTCGTATTGTCTTTGATTTTCTTGAAGTATGCGAATGATCGCTTTGAAGAACATCGGCAGAAGATGATCGAAAACAATCAGGAAGCATTTCTGGAAATGTTGCCCTTTTATATAAAGGATAATGTTTTTTATATTCCTGAATGTGCAAGATGGCAATATCTTATGGACAATGCAAAGGAACCTGGTCTTGATATAAAAATAGATACAGCATTAAATCAGATTGAAAAGAAAAATCCTACACTAGCAGGCGCATTGCCAGATAATTATTTTTCTAGACTTCATATGGATACTAGTGGTTTGGCTTCGCTACTTGATTTAATTAATGGAATTCATTTAAAGGTAGATGGTGATAGAGATATTTTCGGAAGAATATATGAATACTGCCTTTTACAATTCGCGCTAAAAGAAGGCAAGGGTAAGGGAGAATTTTATACTCCAAGAACAGTAGTCTCGTTATTATGCGATTTGATTGAGCCATATCAAGGAATAGTTTATGACGGAGCTTGCGGGTCTGGTGGCATGTTCGTTCAGTCAATGCGATTTGTTGATGAACATAAAGGTAATAGACTGAATGTGTTTATTTATGGACAGGAATTAACTGATGCTACTAGAAGACTAGCTAAAATGAATTTGGCTATCAGAGGGATATCAGCGAATTTAGGAGCTGAGGCAGCAAATACATTCTTAAATGATCAGCATAGGGATTTAAAAGCAGATTTCTCTCTCGAGAACCCTCCTTTCAATCAAAAAGACTGGAGAGCAGAAAATGAGTTAAATTCTGATCCAAGGTGGAGTGGATATCCAATCCCACCAACGAGTAATGCCAATTACGCGTGGTTATTAAATACTCTATCGAAGTTAAATCAAAATGGAGTAGGTGCGATTCTTTTAGCAAATGGTGCTCTTTCAGCTGGTGGAACGGAATATGAAATCAGAAAACGATTAATAGAGAATGATGTTGTAGAATCAATTATTATTCTTCCGCGTGATATGTTCTACACAACCGATATTTCAGTAACATGTTGGATTCTAAATCGCAATAAACATTCTCGTATTGAACATCGCGAAAATGGTGATGTGAAATATAGAGAGCGCACTGGAGAAATTTTGTTTATGGATTTGCGCCAAATGGGGCATCCGTTTGAGAAAAAATATATCGAACTCAACAATGAAGACAGGAATACCATAGTCGATAAATTTAAATCTTGGAGACTGGAAAATTATAAGACTAAATATGAAAACACTCCGGAATTTTCTTATTCAGCAGAGCTTTCAGAGATTAGAGAAAAGGATTACAGCTTGGTTCCAAGTAGGTACATTGAATTTATCAATCGAGATGAAAACATAGATTTTAATTCAAAAATGAAGCAGCTGCAGATAGAGCTTTCAGATCTTTTGAAACAAGAGGAAAAGTCAAAAAGTGATCTTTTGGATGTATTTAAGGAACTGGGCTATGAAATAAAATGAACATTTTGAGAATGATGTACTAAGTATATTAGATGAGGGGAAACATGGGAAATTATGAAGCACTCGGAAAGCATCTGAAAATTGTAGATAATCGTAATTCAGAGTTAATATCAGACAGGGTGCTTGGAATTAATATTGACAAATATTTTATACCTTCAGTAGCCAATGTTATAGGTACCGACCTAAGCAATTATAAGTTGTTGCGTAAAGGGTTATTTGCGTGTAACCCAATGCATGTAGGGCGAGATGGACGATTACCTGTAGCTTTGTATACAGAAAATGAACCAGCAATTGTATCACCTGCTTATTTTATGTTCGAAATTTCCGATCCGGATGTTTTAAATCCTGAATATTTAATGATGTGGTTTAGACGTCCGGAATTTGACAGGCTTTGCTGGCTTAAAACCGATGGTAGCGTACGTGGCGGAATTACTTGGGATGATATATGTCGGTTAGAGATTCCAATCATTCCAATGGAAAAACAGCTTTATATAGTGAAGAATTTTTCCATAATCACAAAAAGGATAGAGCTTAAGCAGAAGATAAATGATAATTTAACAGAGACTGGCGTTTCTTTACTTAGCAAAGAAATAGGTACAGCGGCTATAATCAACAAAACTCCAGACGAAATAAGCAGCCTGAACATCCCTGATTCATGGGAGGTAATGCCTGTTTCAGAATATTGCTTAGAGACAAAGTCCGGTGCAACACCCTCCCGTGATATAACTGAATATTGGGAGAATGGAACTGTTCCATGGCTTAAATCAGGAGAAGTTCATAATGGCATCACCATCGAAACCGAGGAATTTATCACAGAACTTGCCGTTAATAACAGTTCTACCAAAGTTCTTCCTTCAGACACTGTCCTGATGGCAATGTATGGTGTTACGGCTGGTGAAGTAGGATACCTTGCCATACCGTGTACTACCAATCAGGCCGTTTGTGGGATGGTTTGCCGCACAAAAGTTGAGTCTGCATACTTATTCTTCGCACTCCTTCAAAACCAGCAAGAAGCAAGTAGGCTCTCAAATGGAGGAGCGCAGGATAACCTCAGCAAGGGCTTTATTGATAACATTTTGATCGTGGTTCCAAATAGAGATGTTTTATCAAATCTCGGCCTTACGACTCTTATCAATCAGATAAAGCAAAATACTAAGGAAATATTGCTCTTAACCACCATGCAGGACACCTTACTTGCCCAACTATCAAGTCGCTAAATTATCATTTTTACATTTTCTCTTCTTGATAGAAATGCGAAGAAAGGATCGTGATTTCATATGCTTTTTAATGAGGCTGCTCTTGAACAAGCTATAATAGACAAATTTCGAGATGTCGGATATGCGTATGTATCTGGAGATGATCTTCACCGTGAAATGACAGATGTTCTAATAGAGGAAGATCTAAGATCTTTTTTAGCGTCAAAGTATTCTTCAGAAGGAATTACGAATTCAGAAATAGATGGCGTTATTCGCTCAATACGATTTGCGTCACCTACTCCCGTATACAGCGCGAATAAGAAAATATTTCTTCGCATGGTTGAAGGAGAAACCTTAGTGAGAGAAGACAATGCAGCCAAAGATTTTCATATTCGCCTAATTGATTTCGATACGGTGGACAACAAGAATATTGTTAAAATCGTAAACCAGATGACTATCAAAGGACCTAGAGCAACACGTCGTCCAGATGCTATTGTGTATGTTAATGGGCTTCCTGTTGTAGTCATGGAGTTTAAGTCTGCAATAAAAGAGGATACGACAATTCATGATGCTTATGTACAAATAACTACGAGGTACATGAGAGATATACCGGAGCTCTTTAAGTACAATTGTTTTGCTGTGCTTTCGGATGGGGTTAATACTAAAGCGGGAAGTATATTTGCAGATTATGAACATTTTTATGCCTGGAGACGAATAAATCCAGAGGATCGACCGGTAGATGGAATTAATTCCCTTGACACTATGATAAAGGGAATGTTTGCGCCAGCACGACTTTTTGATATAATCCATAACTTTATATATTTTCCGGATAAGGATGATTCTGATAAGAGTATAAAAATTGTAGCTTCTTACCCTCAATATTTTGCTGCTAATAAGCTGCTGGTAAACGTATTGCACCATCAGAAGCCAGTTGGAGATGGTAAAGGCGGCACTTACTTTGGAACTACCGGATGTGGAAAATCTTTTATAATGGTCTTTTTATCGAGACTTCTTATGCATGAATCAAGCCTCCATAGTCCGACAATAGTTTTACTCACAGACCGATCTGATTTGGATGATCAGTTATCTACTACATTCCTGAATGCTAAAAGATTCATCGGCGATCAATCTATCGTTGAGATGGATAGTAGGGAACAACTAAAAGAGGCATTGCACAAAACTGCAAGCGGTGGAGTTTACTTATCTACTGTACAAAAATTTGCTGAAGATTTTGGTGAATTGAGCCAGAGATCTAATATTATCTGCATTTCTGATGAGGCGCATAGAACTCAAAACAATGTAAGCACAAAATTGAAGATCACCAAGGATAAAGGAGTGGTGAAGTCTATAAGCTTCGGCAAACTGTTACATACGGCATTACCCAATGCGACATATATTGGATTTACAGGAACACCGGTAGATGCGACCATGGATGTATTTGGACCGGTTATTGATCAATACACAATGACAGATTCTGTAAAGGATGGAATTACAGTACGTCTTGTTTATGATGGTAGACCAGCCAAGGTAGTTCTTGATTCTGATAAAGTTAATAAAATTGAAGAATATTATCAACAGTGTTTAGCGGCAGGAAGTAATGAATATCAGGTTGAAGCAAGCAAAAAGGCTGTAGCCAATATGGAGGCGATTATTGGTGATACAGACGTTCTTAATTCAGTCGCAGATTATTTTATAGATCATTATGAAACAAGAGTAAAAGAAGGATCAACCGTAGCAGGGAAGTGCATGTTCGTCTGCATGACCAGACCTATTGCATTTAAATTCTATAAGATATTAAAAGAAAAACGTCCAGAGTGGTTTGAATTGAAGCTTGCCCCAGAAGGAGTGGAACTTACTGAGGAGGATAAAAAGGAACTTATTCCGATGCCAATGTGTCAGTTTGTAGCTACTCGGTCAAAAGATGATCCAAAAGATATGTACGATTTACTTGGCACCGATGGGGTAAGAAAGTCAGCTGCGATTCAATTTAAAAATATCAAGAGCAATTTCAAGATTGCAATCGTGGTGGATCTGTGGCTTACAGGCTTTGATGTTCCTTTTTTGGACTGCATTTATATTGATAAGCCAATAACCCAAAGCCATACCATCATCCAAACGGTATCCAGAGTTAATAGATCCTATGCTGGTAAAGATAGTGGCCTTATCGTAGATTTCATTGGAATAAAACCAGGACTATTAACTGCACTTAGAAAGTTTACGGATTTCAAAGAAGAGTCTTTCGATGAGGATGATATACAAGCTGCACTTCGCATCGTGCGAGATCAGCTGGAAATCCTGAATGCTATGATGTATGGCTTTGACAATAGCAAATATTTCAATGGTAAACCTGTAGAAAGACTAGATTGTCTTAACCAGGCAGCAGAATTTATTCAGGGCACAAAAGATCTCGAGCAAAGATTTATGTCCAATGTGTTAAGGCTTTCCAAGGCATTTAATCTTTGCAATAGCGGTAAAGATTTTACATCTTATGAGTTGGACCTTATCCATTACTATAAGGCTGTAAGATCTATTTTATTCAAGCTTATAAAAGGTGATGCTCCGGATACGGACACGATGAATGCACATGTTCAGAAAATGCTTGAAGAAGCGATTCAGTCAGAAGGCGTAGAAGAAGTCTTTTCAACGAGTAAGGATATGGATGCAGAATCTGTAGATTTATTCTCGGACGAGTATTTGAATAAAATTGAAAGAATTAAGCTGCCTAATACCAAGATTAAAGTGCTGCAGCAGCTTTTAAAGAAGAAGGTTGCTGCCTTTAAGAAAATTAATAAAGTCAAGGGAAAAACATTCTCTGAGAGACTTCAAGCTATTATTGATGAATATAATAATCGAATGTCCGATGCAAACTATGTAAAATCCATTTTGGATGATGTTTATCAAAGCATGTTGGATTTACTGCGTAAGTTGCAAGAGGAACAGAAGGAATCTGAGAGTATGGGCATATCCGGAGAGGAAAAAGCTTTTTATGATATCCTGGTTGCTGTAGCTGAGAAATACAAATTCGACTATCCTAAGGAGAAAAATATTGAGCTTGCGAAGGAAATTCGTGCAGCACTTCGGGACAAGGAGAAATATTCAGATTGGGTGAACAGCCCTCAGATTAAGGCATTGATGCAAACTGACATTATTATGATTTTATCTGCACATGATTATCCACCAACACCGCCCGGGGTTTATGAACAGATATATAATGATATTATTGAGCAGACTGAAAATTTCAAAAAATATAGTGATGATTAGGAGGAAGTATTCTTATAGCCATTAGAAAAAGGAGAATGTATGAAGGGCAACGAAACAATGTTACTTGCCTACATGGAAGGCAAGGATAAGCGGTACATTATTCCAGTGTATCAGAGAAGATACAATTGGAGACTGGAAAATTGTCAGCAGCTCTTTGATGATTTGAAGAAAACCATCAAGAACAACAAGGAGCATCATTTCTTTGGTAGCCTTGTTTCTCAGGTCTTGCCTAATGGAGCAATTATTGATTATCACATCATTGATGGACAGCAGAGACTGACTACAGTTTCGCTACTTCTTCTCGCGATTTGCCATCTTGTGAAAAAGGGATTAGTACAGTCCAATGCAGGCAATTTGGATGATGAAATCATGGAGAGTTACCTAATCTCGAAATGGGCGAAGAAGGAAGACAGGATTAAGCTTCGACCAGTGAAGGAAGATAGAGAGGCGTATGCCAAACTTATCGATGGAGAGCCAAAAGATTTTATTCAGTCGTCAAATTTGACCATCAATTATAATTTCTTCCGTGACCAAATACTGAAGAAAGAAATATCAGTGGATGATCTTTATGCAGCGATAAAAAAGCTACAAATCATTAGCGTTACTTTGGAGAATGGTGATGATCCTCAGCTTATTTTTGAAAGTTTGAATTCTACTGGTCTTGCCCTTACTGAAGGAGATAAGATCCGGAACTATATTCTGATGGGTCTTGATCCAGATACGCAAGAAGACTATTACGATAATTACTGGGTTAAGATTGAAAATTGTACTGGTGGTAATGTCAGTGACTTCATAAGAGATTATCTTAGTATAAAGCAGCAAGTAACGCCTGTAATCGATAAAGTATATCAGGCATTCAAGAAGTATGCTGAGGATATAAATATTGCAATTAAAGATCTGTTGACAGATCTTTTAAAATATGCGCGATATTTTGAAAAGTTAAGAACTGGGCATAGTGGTCTTGGGGATGGCGTATTAGATAGCTGTATGGATCGCTTGAACCGTCTTCAGATCATCGTTACGAGACCTTTCTTTATGGAGGTATTAAAACTCCAAGAAGATGGAGCTTTATCCGTAGATAATGTTCGAGATATTTTCACGATTACAGAGACTTATTTGTTCCGCAGAAATATCTGTGAAGTACCGACGAATGCACTTAATAAAATATTCCTGAATCTCAACAAAGATGTGATTCGATTTGATAAGAGTACGGACAATTATGTTGAGAAATTCAAGTATGCACTTCTTGCTAAAAAGGAGTCTGGCAGATTTCCCGATGATGAAGAGTTCTCTAAGGATTTAGCCGACAAGGAAGTCTATCAGATGCGCGGCAGATACAAGAACTATCTTTTCGAGCGTTTTGAAAATTATGATACCGTAGAGGTAAAGGACGTTTATAAACTTCTTGATGAAGGGACATATTCTATTGAACATGTAATGCCACAAACATTAACGCCTTGGTGGACAGATGAGTTAGGAGAGGAAGCAGAGGAAGTACATGAAACTTGGCTTCACCGATTGGGTAATCTAACTCTGACCGGATATAATTCATCCATGAGCAATTCATCATTTCCTGAGAAGAGGGATGCTCCGAAAGGCTTTAACAATAGTGGACTACGGTTAAATGCCGCAATTGCAAAGTGCGATCAATGGACAGCGAAAGAGATAGAGAATCGCAATGAGGAGATGGTTGATAAAGCAGCGAATGTAATATGGCCGATGCCGGTTACAACCTATAAACCTGCTGAAAAGGAACTAGATTCATATAGTTTGGATGATGAAAGTGCCAACTTTACAGGAAGAGATATTGTAAAATACAGCTTCCAGAATGTTGAGACGAAGGTTTCTAGCTGGACTGACATGTATGAGCATATTATTAAATTTCTGCACTCCAAAGATAAATCTGTGTTAAGCAGTCTTGCATTAAGCACTAGCCAAAATACCGATTTAGGAAATTATTTTAGTAATGATCAGAGCAAACTAAGAGAAACAATAAAGGTGGATGATCAAATTTATGCGGAGAAAAATAGCAGTACGACGCTTAAGATTTCTGTGCTTAAGAAGCTATTTCCCATGTATGGGTTCGACCCTTCTGATATTACATTTTATTTGAAAGATCCAACAGACAATAAAAAGTCGGATAGTACAACAGATATCAGAGAACAGTACTGGGAATACGCTCTTCCAATCATTCGAAAGGCAAATGCTTATAGAGGGTGCTTCGCAAATGTAAACCCTACAAGATTCTCATGGGTTTCTGGCTGGTTTGGAATCGGAGGCTTTAATATTACTTGCAGCATGACTGCCAGAAATGCAACGGTTACATTTACCATGAGAAAGAAGAATGTTTCAAAAAATAATGAGGCTTTCGACATTCTATATCAACATAAAGATGAAATAGAAAAGCAGCTGGGAGTTTCACTCAAGTGGGACAATAAAGAATCTACTAAAGGTTGCTTCATTAGCTATGTGACAGAGGATGCCAATTTGAAATACCGAGATAAGTGGGGAGCCATGGCTGATTTCCATGCAAAATGGAGTCACAGATTATGTGATGTGTTATTGCCGTATTTAAAGCCAATATATCCTGATGCTAAGGCGTAGATTTATTTCAAACCTAGCACCCGATTAATAATCGGGTGCGGAGTAAACCTTGCTGTGATATGTTCATCGCAGGAGGTGATCAATATGACTTTGCCAGAAAAATTACGTATCCTTCGAGAAAACAATGAATGGACACAGAAAGAGGTCGCTGAAAAACTGGATGTAACTGAATCAGCAGTACAGAAGTGGGAGACCGGAAAAAATGAGCCACCTGTGTCAGAATTGAAAAGAATTGCTGTTTTATATGACTCAGACATAGATGAGCTTACTGATGATAATCGAGAAGTTGTAAATATCAACGGTTTAATGGAGGTTGAAACTATCCCAGCTGAAGTATGCTCTATGAACGGTGATTCCGATCATGTAGTTTTTGCAGGGGGATTAAAGTACGGAGCTATGTTACATCGCTTTACTAATGCAGCGGGAGATCCGTATTCTGCTATTTACCGTAGCTGCCATGAATTTGCTTCATGTGAGTGCAAGAGTCCTCCGGGGAACTCACAGCGAATTCTGGTACGGCAAGATCAAACGTAACATGGAGCGTGATCAGGAAGTCGACCGTGACCTTCATGGAGAGGGGTGGACGGTGCTCAGATTCTGGGGCAAGGATATCAAGAAGCATACCGACGAGTGTGTGAAGGCGGTGGAAGAAGCAATCAATGTAATAAGGTTTAATAAAGAAAATGATCCATGAATAAAGGCATCTCTGCATATTATCCATATGTGGAGATGCCTTTACTATTGCCGTTAAAAGCATATTACCTCCATATTGTCAATGTACATTTTTTTGCACGGGCTGTGCGTATAATTGCCTATATCAAATGCCAGTGCTAGACTTTTTTACAGGCATTATCGTGAACAAAAGAATCTAGGGAGGTTTTATGCAGAAAGGGAATTCTTTTACAGAGTACGTTAAGAACACATTTGACAACCAGTTCTGGGATGCGGCGGGGGAGTATATTGAAAATGACTGGGAACCGCAGTGGGAGCATAAACGGCTTCATAAGATAGGGGCTAATGAGATAGAGGATGTAAAGGTTGTCCATGTCTGGGCTATTGATGGCCCTGGCATGGAGATAAAGTTTGATGTCCTCATCCGCATTGAACTCACAATCTATGAGGGAGACTATCATTACGATAATTCCGATAGTGAAGTGCCGATGATCATTGCACACTGCGAAGGAGATCTGGACAAGAATTTGGAAGATTTCCGTATTACAAGTGTAGAGCCGTATTCGGGATGTTACCGGAAGAAAGAGCAGAATGAGCTGGATGACTCTCTCGTGCTTGTTATGGGAAAGGATGACCTTGACAGATATGCAGAAAGTTTTCTGCAGCAGTATTACCCGGAGGCTCTCCTCAAGCCGTGTAAGATTGATCCGATAAAACTTGCTAGCAATTTGGGCTTGACAATAATAGAGAGCAAGATTACGGCGGATGGCAGTATCTTCGGCAGATGCTTCTTCCAGGACTGTGACACAGAGATTTATGATGAGGAAACAAAGACCTTTGTTAAGAAGGAAGTAAAAGCCGGGACGATTATCGTAGATCCTGATGTTGCCTTCATGAGGAACATCGGCTCATTCAATAATACAGTCGTTCATGAATGCGTTCATTGGGCATTCCACAGGAAGGCGTTTGCTCTTGCCCGTCTGTATGATGGAAACTTATCAAATGTAAGCTGCGAAATTTCCGGCGGAGTTCCCGGACACTCGATGGGAGCAGTGGATTGGATGGAGTGGCAGGCAAATGCCCTGGCACCAAGGATACAAATGCCGGCATCGATGTTCAAACTGCGGGCGGACAGGCTTGTTTCACAGTATAGGAGAATCAAGGAAGGGTATGATGTTATCGACCTCATCGAGCCGATGATCAAGACACTGGCAGGAGAGTTTGGTGTATCCTGCCAAGCAGCTAAGATAAGGCTCATTGATGTTGGATATGACGAAGCCCAGTCAGCATTTCAATATGTAGATGGACATTATGTTAAGCCACATAAGACATGGATAAGAGGACTGCTTAAACCGGAGCAGACATTTACTATCGGAATACAGGATGCGTCACTTCAGCTTTTTTCAAATATAGATCTGAGGAATGAAGCTGAGAAAGGTTTATTTCAATTTGTAGATAACCATGTAGTATTGAACTCACCTGTATTTATTGGAAAGGATGAATCGGGAAAGGCTTGCCTTACTCATTATGCCCTCACTCATATGGAAGAGTGTTGCCTTGTGTTTGAAATGGCTGTCAGCGGAGAATACAGAGCAAGGTATAAAAAAGAATGTTTTCTTAACCGTGATCACGAATCTCCGTGCTCTTTCAGCATAGGTTTTGACAGAAAGTATAGCAATTCGAATTTTGAAAAGCAGAAAAAGATAACAAAGGAAAGAATGCAGGATGAAATGGAGTTCTGTGATATTTTGGAAAACTCCAATGAAAAGTTATTAGAACGGGGAAAGACCTGGTGCGAAGAAATGTACTACAAAGATGCCGTGGTGAGATCAAACAAAATTACTGAGAGTGAGCTTATAAAAGAACGGAGAACCAAAACATACAGACAGATAGCGAAAGAAAGACACATCGATACAGATGATGACCTCACTGTTAATAACAATGAAATTGCCATCCGTACCGGCCTTAATCCGGAGACAGTTGGAAGGTGCATAAGCGGAAAAACAACAAACAGGGACACACTCATACTAATATGCCTCGCGTTGCATCTGCCACCGGATGCCAGCAATAAAGTCTTAAAAAATGCTGGAATAACTCTGAGATCAAATGACCTCGATGAATATTGCTATAATAAGGCATTGACAGTTCTTTACGGAAACACGGTGGAAGAAATAAACAGAGAGATAGTTCTGATGGGCGGAAAACCTTTAATGAAGGAAAGATAGAAAAAATATTAGATGGGAGTCGACAGACCCTGTCGGATTGATAAATAAAGATAGTCTTATTTTTAGCCGATTCTGGATTGCATTTATGCAAAGCCTGAATCGGCTTTTTCTTTTTATTCCCATATTTAGACCATTTACCAGACAGTTAATTTCATTAAAATCCGACAGACCCTGTCGGACAAAGTCCGCTTCCAATGCTGTACTATCCAACTATCGAAAGAAATTCCTTTCAAACAAACGAGTCAGGGTGGCCACCGGACGGAAAGGACAAACGAAAAAGTAAGCACAGATCAAGTAATCCCGTAATGTAAACATCAAGGTAAATATTCTGAAAGGCAGATAGATATGAAAAAGAACTGCGTAGTAATTGCAAAGCCTTATGAAAGGGCAGAGAAGTCGATGGTATCTTCCATCGGTGAATTCGTGGAAGAGACGGTAAAGTACCAGGCAATGGTGAAGTCACCTTGGGCGGATGACGTCGTGATTCTCTATGAGAGATTCGGAAGTCCGTTCTCCGACAGACCGAACCGGCTGATGTCAGGTAAGCACGGCTATACGGGCGTCTTCTGCGGACCGATCATTATCGCCGGGATTGAAGAGAACGGTAAGGATCTGAGATCACTCACCCAGACCGAAGCTGACAAGGCATTGAGATACTTCGGTTTTCCTGATTTCGAGAAGCCGGAAGGGTCGGTAAATGACTGACCTTGACTATAACGTCATCGCCTCCGGGTCCTCCGGAAACGCAGTCAGGATCGAGAATGTGATGTTTGACTGCGGCATCCCTTTCCGGGATATGAAGGAGGACCTCTACAAGGTCGATACGCTCCTCATCACCCACGCGCATTCGGATCACGTTAAACCTGCAACTCTTGAGAGTATCCGTAAGGAATTCCCCAGGGTCAAGGTCTACGGTAATGCGGATGTGGCGTACCGGTACGATGTGGACAAGGTGATCGGAAATCTGTCATTCGTCCTTCAGAAGGGGAGGACAGTAATTCCCTTCGACGGGCATCATGACGTGCCTGTCACCTGCTACATCCTGCAGATGAAGGGTCTCAACATCCTCTATGCGACGGATACGAACGACCTTGAGATTCCGATCAGCGAACCGCTAGACTACTTCTTCCTCGAATCAAATTATGACGAACGCCGTCTCAACGAGATCGCAAAGAGGTATGCAGCCGGTTCCTATGACCCGGTGGCGAATGCACACAGGCATTTATCAACACAGAGGTGCCGGGAGATTTATTTCGTACACAGGAGGTCGGCTGAGTCGAAGCTCATCGAACTCCACAAATCATCACGTTTCTATTAAAGGATACAGATATGGAAAATTCATTAGTAACATGGCCGTCCGGTATGCCGGACGTGTCATATAAGCCTGCGGTGGTATCATTCCCTGCCTTCGAGGCATACAGGGATACCGCATTAAAGGCTGCGGATTACATCCGCTCTACAGAGGTAACGGAGGAGACTCTTCCTGATGCGAAGAAGGTGCTGGCAGAGGCACGGAAGGTTACGGATAAGCTCCGTGACAGCCGGACGAGCATTAAGAAGGAGATCCTCAGGGATTTCACTGATTTTGAATCCCAGGTGAAGGAAATCGAGGGAATTGTTTCAGAAGCCGACTCCAAACTCCGCACGAAGGTGCATGCTCTCGAAGACCAGGAACGGCAGGCAAAGAAGGAGGAGATCCATAAGATCTTCGACAAGCGGGTTCCGCAGTACCGGATCTCCGAACTACTCCCGGATGCCTTCAACGCCTGGTGGCACGAGGACCTTGCAAACAAGTCATCATCAATGAAGACTGCCGAAACGGATATGGTCGATTGGCTGGAAGCAAGAGAGAAGGATATCGAAACGCTCTCAGCCATGGATGACGAATACATGGTCGAGTACCTTGGATGCCTCGACCTTGCATCGGCAATACAGGCAGTGAATCTCCGGAACGAGAGACGGAAGGCAGTATCCGTTCCGAAGGATACGGAAGAAGTACATGCGGTGTTTACGGTCTTCGGCGAGAAGGATATCGCTTTGGCAGAGATGATCTTTAAAGCAAATCATATCAACTACAGAAAGGATAACTAAACATTATGGCAAAGCAGGAGCTTAGAAAGAATCTTGTATTAGTGGCAGTAGACTTCGAGGACAACCAGAAGAAGGCAGTCCTCACATTCCTTGATGAGGAACGCGGAGAGGTCCGTACGGTTAATTTCAACCGCCAGATCTATAAGGACGGCAAGTATGTGGATGATGCAGACAAGGCCGCAAAGGTAGACGGATGGTGTGATGAGTACATGCATTCCACGTTCGATGGTCTCGGAGACTGCATCGGCAGCAGGCATGATGTGTATGAGTATGACACCTTCAACAGCCTCTTCCCTGTAGATATCGTGGAGAAGTTTACGAAGGACCAGGTGGGGCAGATCTATGAGTCAAAGATCGATGAGATCATCGTTGATGATTATTTCATCCGTATCAGATACACCATCGACGGGAAGAAGTACGAGAGCAAGATGACCTTCGGCGTGTATGTCGAGAACATGAAGTCGTGGTTCTCTGATCCGCAGAAGAAGGCAAAGGCTTTCGAGAAATTTAAGGACAAGTATCATGTACCGGTTTCTGATAAGGACAAGCTCATCGGTCACCAGATTATGGTAGAGGTCAAGGCTGCGTATGGGAAGTTCTACTATGGGGACATCAAGAAGTTCCCGGGGAAGTGATATGAAAGATCTTCTTTTTTATGATATCGAGGTTTTCAAGTACGATTCGCTGGTGGTCTTCAAGAACATAGAAAACGTAATCATCGGATTCTACTGGAACAACCGCGACAGAAAGACACAGGAGGAGCCCTCGGGATTCGAGGGCCTCTCCGATACGATAAGGGATAAGACGCTGGTCGGATACAACAATTATCATTACGATGATGCAATACTGTCTTTGATGCTTAATGATGCGACCAACCTCCAATACATCCTTAAAGCAAACAACGACCGGATCATTGGCGGTGACGGATTTGCCGGAACGATAAGTCCTCTTATCGATTCGCTCGACACCATGCAGCAGATAGACATATCCCATCCATCACTCAAACAGATAGAGGGCAATATGGGTTCATCGATTGTTGAATCCGAGATTGATTTCACAGTCGACCACCCGTTGTCCGATGTGGAGAGGGACAAGACTTTATCTTACTGCTCAAATGACGTAGGTGCAGTCATCCCCATTTACAAGCTCCGTCAGAAGGATTACTTCGATGTAAAATTCCCGCTTATTGATATGCTCCCGGAGGAGCAGAGGAAGAAAGCCGTAAAGTGGAACACCACCACGATAGCAGCCAATATCCTCACAAACGGGAATGCCATGCACTGGTGGGATTCATCATACGTTCAGAAATGCCTTGCAGGCATCTGGAGAAACGTTGAAGGCATCCCTTCAGACGTATGGGACATGTGGGATGAACTTACCTCAAGTCCTGAAGCAACAATGGGTAAGGGTCGCTCCAAAACATTAAAGGTATTCGGCTGCACCGTGGTCTTTGGCATTGGCGGCATTCACGGTGCGCCTTCAAAGCCTCTGAGAACGGGGCGGTGCAAGCACAAGGACGTCAAATCCATGTACCCCTCCATCATCTGTATCTTAGGCGCCCTGGGAGAAGCCACTCCGATCTATGACGGCATCAGGCAGGAGCGTATCTCGATAAAGTCCACTGACCCGGTAAGAGCGGCGGCATTAAAGATCATTCTTAATTCAGTCTACGGAAATTTCAAAAACTCTTATTCATCACTCTGCAATCCCCTTGCTTCATCCATTGTCTGCATTTTCGGCATGTGCACCCTTTTTGCATTATGCAGGGAACTTGATGCCGCCGGATACCGCATCATCAACATCAACACCGATGGCGTGGTCTATGAGGAGCGTCCGGATCTTTCGGACAGGGATGAGGAGATATGCAGAAAGTGGGAGGAAAAGTATAAGGGCATGAAGCTCGATACCGATTACTTCGACCAGTGGATTCAGAAGGATGTGAACAACTACATTGCAGTATGCGGAGACAAGATCACGGTCAAAGGAGGGGATGTAAACAAGTATGAGGAGAACAAGTATTTCTCCAATAACAACGCGAGGATCATTCAGATCGCGCTTGTCGACTACCTTGTCTACGGAACGCCCATTCTTACCACGATCATGAAGCATATCGATGAGCATCTTCTTTTCCAGTATGTCTTAAAGGCAGGCAGCACATTCCAGGGTGTATGCGATTCAAACGGAGCTCTCCAGAACAAGGTCAACCGGGTGTTCGCAGCAACCGAGAATGCCGAATACACGAGGCTCTACAAGCTCCGTGCAGACGGAGGAAAGGTCAACTTCCCGGATGTTCCGGACAGGATGTTCGTCTGGAATAAGGATGTGAACGATATCCCGAATGAGGAATTCAGAAGGATCATCGATATCGAGTATTACTACAAGATGACCCGGAACAAGCTCGAAGGCTGGCCCAGGGAGGTTTACTGAGAAATGCATAGAAAACGCATAAATATACGATCGTCACCACGGGAAGGAGGAATTCATGTATATCGAGTATAAGGACGGAGAAAAGCACACGGGAAAGATCGACAAAGCCGAACTCTCAGAAGATATCACGACGTTCCCTTCCTGCGGCCAGCTCATCACGGATCAGGAGGTGGTCATCGACATCGACCACCTTCCGAAAGAATCCATAAGGGCGATGATTGATGAGTTTGGATTAAAGACCCAGACCGTTTGGACGGAAAGGGGAGCGCATTTATGGTTTAAGAAGCCGGTATGGTTTTCAAGACGACATGACGGAATATGCCGGCTCGGATTTGAGATCGAGCAGCATACCCAGCAGAGCAATCCTGGCGGTATGACGGTCCGGCGGAACGGCGTCACAAGGGATATCGACAATGACGGTGAGAGGATGTACCTCCCCGATATCTTTCAGGTCGGCACAAAGAAAAATCCGTACCAGAACCTCACTGGTATGGCAGAGGGAGAGGGCCGGAACAAGGCGCTCTTTGCGCATAGGAAGGCCCTCGGAAACTGCAGGGACAGTGAGAAGATACTACGGTTCATCAATCTCCATGTCTTTGCCACACCCCTTCCTGATGACGAGTTCTCAACCATCATGCGGGATATCCCGGAGGATGCCGAGACCGATGACAAATACTGGATCGCATCCGACATCATCTCGAAATGCAGGACGGTCTTTTACTCCGGCCTCATCTGGTGGTGGAACGATGGAGGCTATATCACCGACGAGGACAACAGACGGCTCATCAGAAGAGTCTACGAGCTCTGCGAAGGGCAGTCATCAAGATATGTTGACGAGATCGTCCGGCAGATCCAGTACCGCTCACCGATCATTGATAATGAAACTGTATTTCCCATCCGTTTCCTGAACGGAGTGCTCCAAGACGGGATATTCATTCCTGTAAAGGACTACACAGATTTCACTCCGTTTGTAATCTCCATCAACTACAAGGAGGACGCAGCACCGGTCTCAATCGTTGATGAGTATATCGATTCCCTGACTTCCCATGATCCGGATTACAGAAACCTTCTCATGGAAGTCATCGGATATGTGATGGTGACAGACCCGGAGAGGATAAGATCTCTCGGCAAATTCTTCATGTTCCGTGGAGACGGCGCGAACGGGAAGGGAACGCTCCTTCAGATAATGAAGACGATCTACAATCCAAAGAACTGTACGAACCTCTCGATAAAGCAGCTGGTCGATGACCGCTTCAAGGTCACGATGATCGGAAAGCTTGCAAACCTCGGTGATGATATCGAGCCGGAGGCGATCAACAACGATGAGCTGAAGGTGCTTAAGAACATCAGCACCGCTGATACCGTCAGCACCAGGAAGCTCTATGCAGAGTCGGAATCAGCTACTTTCACGGTTAAACTCTATTTCACCACTAACTCGGACATCAAGAGCTTTGAGAAAGGTTATGCCTATAAACGCCGCATCATGTGGCTTCCGATGTTCAACAAGGTCGACAAGCCGGACCCGAACTTTATCTCCAAGATGACCACAAAGCCGGCTCTTGAATACTGGATAAGGCTTATCGTGGACGGATATAAACGGCTCTACCTGAACCGCGAGTGGAGCAAATGTAAGGTGGTCAAGGACTACAACGATCAGTACCACGAGGACAACAACGTCTGCATGCAGTTCGCAAAGGATCTTGATCCGGACACAGAGATATGCGGAAAGACGGTTTCAGAGATAAAGATGGATTTTATGGAGTGGAGTTCAGACGAGGCGAGGTTTTCAAGCAAGCTCTTTAAGGATGCTGTGTGGGAGCTTTACAAGATCGGTATCGGACGTTCCAAAGTCGGCGGTAAGACGAGGCGGGTTTTTATGAAACAGGAAGATACAGTACAGAAACTGCATAACTAAGGATTTCCAGGAGGCTGCAGATAATTCCCATAGGGAATCTTCTAAAGCCTCTGCAGGAATCCTGGTCTTAGCCAACGTTTTGGTGAACAGGGAGTGACAGGTGGTTGACAACTCGGATTTCAGTTTTGTTCACCGAAAAATTCAGCCAATCCCTTTATATATAAGGGTTTTCACCCTTCTCTTTTAAAGAGTGAACAAAGTGAACTAATAAAGAAAAAAATAAACTTGGAAACCGTTAGAAAGAAAAAAGAGAAGAAATTGTACGTATAGGAATTAAAAAATTTTGTGTTCACCGTACCCTTTGGCTTAGAAATGGCTTAAAACCTAGGACTTTGGGGATTTTAACGATGAACAAGGTTGCTTTCGGTTGACAATTCCCTGGGAGAGGGACGCGGGTTCTGCTCCCAAAACAGATACAGATTTTAATAGGAGGACTTATGAAAAAGTCAGATAAAGGAAAGTATCCGGGCCTTGAGCTTCGGAATCCTGAAGGATATATGGATCCCACTGCAGGAATCGCAGTGTTCAGGGCGGATAAGGAAAGAATCGATTCCGGCAAAACGGGGCATGGAAGTACTGAAAAGGACGGAAAAACAGGGCAGGAAGGGTATATGCCTCTTGTATACATCTGCAGCCGCTATGCGGGCGATGTGGTGCAGAACATTGACGATGCCAGACGCTTCTGCAGGTTTGCAGCTATGAAGAACGCAATTCCTGTTGCTGCCCAGCTTCTGTATCCGCAGTTCCTGGATGACGGAGATGCTGAGGAGAGGAAGATCGGACTCCGCTGTGGACTCATCCTTCTTGACAGATGCAGGGAGATCTGGGTCTTTACCGCTGATGGCACCCTTTCATCCGGCATGAAAGCCGAGGTTGAGAGGGCAGAGAAGCGGAACAAGGTGATCCGGTATTTCGACCTGCAGTGCAACCCGGTGGAGGTTAAGGATGGATGGGTATGAGAGACTGGCACAGGCAATATGCGTCTCGGCTGCAAAGGATCTCCTGGCAGGATTAAGGAGGATGAAACGGACAGGGTCGATGAACGATGAAGTAAGGCGAGGCGAGAGATTCTTCCGCTCTGACTGGTACAGGATGCTGTCGGATGCGGATGGAGAATATATTATCAAGCATTTGCGGGAGGAAGCAGGATTATGAGCATTCTTTGGAAGTACTTAGACAAGCGGAACGGAACAATTCAGGCAATCAAGGACTTTGATGCGATGAAGTTTATCATCGATACAACCGATGAGCGTATTAAGAGCGAGGCATCTCAGATGGTTTCTGTTAGAAGTCCCGGAATTGACGGGATGCCTCATGCCCATGATCCGCATGCCGGTGAAGAGAGGATTGTCAAGGGCATTGAAGAGATCGACATTCTGAAGGAGCGGTACCGGCAGGCAGTGGAATACATGGACTGGTATGTACCAGCATGGAATCAGCTGTCGGAGGATGAAAAGTATATCCTGGATGAGTTCTACGGTGGCGATTCCGAAGGTGCGGTGGTAAGGGTAGCTGATTATTTCGGCATTGAAAGATCAAGTGCATATAACCGGAAGAACAGAGCACTTGACCATCTGACCACACTTTTGTTTGGAAAAGAATAAAATATCCTCTGATCTAAAAGCATCGGCAGAAATGCCGGTGCTTTTCTAGGAACTGAAGAATAATTACCATCATATTTACATGAAAGGATATCTGTTTTACAGGAAGACGAATAAATGAGTAATTTCGTGGACGACATTCCTTGCGGAATATGATATCTTTATATCATCAAAAGATTGCAAAGCGGCAGAGAAAGAAGTTACAACCATTTGCAATGAGTAATTTCGTGGACGACATTCCTTGCAGAATGTGATATCTTAATACCATAAAAGATTGGCTTGAAGCTCCTGTGAGAAATTCCGGGAGCTTTTATTTGAATTTTGTCCACTTTGTGAGACAATTCACCTTGCGAAATATGATATCTTAATATCATCAAAGATTGCCTAAGAGCCTTGCGGAGAGATCCGTGAGGCTTTTTTAGTGCGGAAAGGAGTGGCGGCAATGCCAATGAAACCGAAGCATCCGTGTGCACAACCTGGTTGTCCCGAGCTCATTGATTCGAAATATAAGTATTGCTTGAAGCATGTAAAGATGCACCCGGATGCGATCCGCCCTGCATACAGAAGAGGCTACGATGAGAAGTGGAGACGCTTCAGACGCTGGTACTTGACCATCCACCCGTTCTGCGTTAAGTGCTATGAGCATGGGAAACTGACCGAGGCTACGGTAGTGGATCATATAACTCCGTTCCGTGGTGACCCGGAGCTTCAGTATGACCTGGACAATCTGCAGCCACTCTGCAAGAAGCATCATGACGAGAAGACAGGGAAGTACGACAGCCATCCGGAGTATCACTACTGATTCTTGAGGCACCTTAAAGGGTGTCTTTTTTAGTGGAGAAATATGATAAAGCCTATATATGATGAAAGGTGTCCGGGATATTATGTTGACGAATTAGGAAATGTCTATTCAGATAAGAGTGGACAGTTACGCGTTCTAAAACCAACCGTACATCGAGGTTACCTGCATGTGGAGATCAGAGAAAATACTCATCCTGTTTTGGTTCACAAAGTTCCTGTGCACCGATTAATAATCAGTACTTTTGATGGGGAACGCCCTGAAGGGATGGAATGCCGACATCTTAACGGGAATGCACTAGACAACAGACTATGTAATCTAAAGTGGGGAACTCATTCTGAAAACATGCAAGATGAGATTAGACACGGTACCGCACATTGTCTTCTGCATGGAGAAAATAGCTCTTCAGCGAAATTGTCCAATCAACAAGTGAAAGAGATTCGAGAGCTAGGAAAGACTAATATTTCTCGAGAAAGACTTGCAGAACGATATGGTGTTTCGTCTAGACATATAAGAGATATTCTGAATTGGAAAACGAGATGTAAAGATAATCAAATTTAATATACCCGGGGCGGGTATCTATCGTAAAAACCCCCTAGGTCCAAGACCGGCGCCCCCTCATTTACGAATTTTCGCGAAATTGTAAAGGGGGATTAGCCAGAGCCGCGGAAACCCCGAAAATGTGAACCTGCGCGCGAAAAGGGGTGAGAGAGTTTTGCGCAGCGGGTTTAAGAAAAGAGGCAGTATGACAGAGGAGCAGGCTTTACAGGTCCGAGAGCTTCGCTCGCAGGGGACCGGATATAAAACAATAGCAGGTCTTGTAGGGATTAGCCGTGATTCGGTCCGGTACTACTGCCAGAGACATGGGCTCGGCGGCATCCGGATCGTATATGAGGCAAACCTAAAGGACCGGATCAGTGATGGTTTGGCATGCGCATATTGCGGAGGACCACTAAAGAGGGAACATACCGGAAGGCCACGGAAGTTCTGCAGCGAAGCCTGCCGGAGAAGATACTGGAAGATTCACAGGAATCAGCTAGGGGTAAGTGATAAAAAGGTGTACGCGATGGAATGTCCGTACTGCCATAAAATATTCGAAGCATACGGGAGCCGCAGGAAGAAGTTCTGCTGCCATGAACACTACGTCCTGTATCGCTTCGGACACGATAAAAGAGTTGAAGCTCTGTCAGAGAAATCTGATGGAGCTTTTTTGATGGAGGGAATATGAAGTCAGCAATACTTAAGATGCTGCCGATCGGGGATCTGAACCCTGCGGCTTACAATCCGAGAAAGGCACTGAAGCCTGGTGATCCGGAATACGAGAAGATCAAGAAATCCATTAAAGAGTTCGGCTTCGCAGATCCTGTGGTGGTCAATAGTGACATGACGATCATCGGTGGCCATCAGAGAGTGACGGTTGCGAAGGAGCTCGGCTACACCGAGATTCCCTGCGCGGTCGTTGATCTTGATAAGAACCAGGAAAAGGCACTGAATGTAGCCCTTAACAAGATCACCGGTGAATGGAACAAGAATCTCCTGGCTGACCTTATCCAGGACCTTGAGGATTCCGATTTCGATGCCGGACTCACCGGTTTTGATCCGCCAGAGATCGAGCAGCTCATGAGCCAGGTCCATGACAAGGATGTGAAAGAGGATGACTTCGACGTAGACGCAGAGCTCGAAAAGCCTGCCATTACGAAGCCTGGTGACCTCTGGCTCCTTGGTAAGCATCGGCTCCTGTGTGGTGATAGTACGAAACCCGAGACCTTCGATGTTTTGATGGACGGGAAGAAGGCAAACCTCGTGGTGACCGATCCACCTTACAACGTGAACTATGAAGGCACTGCTGGAAAGATCAAGAATGACAAGATGGCAGAGGAACAGTTTGAAAAGTTCCTGTTTGCGGCTTATGTGAACATGGAGCAGAACATGGAGGACGATGCATCCATCTACGTATTCCACTCTGATTCTCACGGGCTAGCATTCCGGAAGGCATTTGAGGATGCCGGATTCTATCTCTCCGGCTGCTGTATCTGGAAGAAGCAATCCCTGGTGCTTGGACGGTCACCTTACCAGTGGCAGCATGAGCCCGTCCTCTTCGGGTGGAAGAAGGGTGGCAAGCATGAGTGGTATTCCGACAGGAAGCAGTCCACGATCTGGGAGTACGACAAGCCAAAGAAGAACGACCTGCATCCTACGATGAAGCCGGTTGCTCTTATCGCGTACCCGATCCGGAACTCCTCTATGCAGGGCTGTGTGGTCCTTGATCCATTCGGCGGATCAGGATCGACGCTCATTGCCTGCGAGGAAACGAAGCGGATCTGTTATACCTGCGAGCTTGATGAGAAATACGCTGACGTCATTGTAAAGCGGTACATCGAGTACATGGGAAATTCGGACAGCGTGAAGCTCCTACGTGACGGGAAAGAGCTTAGCTATAAAGATGTTTATACACCGGAGAATTAGCTTGCTATTTCTTTTCGGTAGAGTGATGTATGGACCTACCAAAAAGAAAGGAGCACGAACATGAACATTAAGGGAATTGGAACTGACAGGAAGCACTTAGTAGAGGCCCTCGAGAAGCTGACGGGTACGAGGAAGGTGTATCTCGGACCACCAAGCTTCACTTACGAGATCGACGTTTACAGTGTCCTTCGGGACGGCTCGATTGAGGTAAGGGACGAGGACCTCGACCAGGAGATTCTTCAGAGGCTAATCGCTAACGGCCTTGTTGAAGATCCGGTGAATCGAGAGATGGACCTTCGGATTTCACTGCCGCTTTCGGGACACAATGGAGCGACGCTTCTTAACCTTGTAAACATGATCCACTGCCGGCAGAAGTTTCTTAACCAGGCGCTTGGTAGACCTGGAGCCTTTCACATCGACGAAGGAGCAAGAGAAAAGCTCGCAGCAGAGTGTCTGGAGGATGCGGCAGGGTTTATCGAGAAGATTCAGGAGATCGGCGGAGACAAGTTTAAGGGCATCGAGTTCGATGGGGACAAGCTCATCTTCACAGGCTTCCCTCTTTCGGAGGACCCTGATGAGAATAAAGCCTACACCGAGCTTGCAGCACTTATGAACAAGGTGGCGCTTGAGTCACATCACCTTAAATCCGAGACCGTCGATGGAACGAACCTAAAGTACAGCTTCAGGGTATGGCTCATTCGGATCGGGATGAACGGGAATGACTACAAGACCACACGGAAGATTCTCTTACAGAAGCTCCCTGGCCACACAGCCTTCCGGACAACGGACCAGGCAGAGCTGTTCAAACAAAGGATGAAGGAGAAGCGGGATAAGGCAAAGGAACAAGCTAGAGAGGAGTTCCACCCGCTCTGAGGAGGTTAGAAATACATGGCAACTAGGGGTAGAAAGCCGAAGCCTACGGCAGTCAAGATTCTGGAGGGTAATCCAGGAAAGAGACAACTGAATATTTATGAGCCGGAGCCGGAAAAGGCAGAAGCCCCACCGGAGTGTCCGGCTTGGCTAGAGGATGAAGCAAAGGAGGAATGGAACCGGCTTTCGAAGAATCTGTTTGAGCTAGGGCTTCTTACAGAGTTCGACATTCAGGCATTTGCTTCTTACTGCGAAGCATACGCGAGATGGAGAGAAGCGGAAGAATTCATCACGCAGCATGGTTCCATCGTAAAGACGAAAAACGGTATGTGGCAGCAGGTGCCGCAGGTATCTATTGCACACCAGAACCAGAAGATCATGCTGCAGGCTGCTGCCGAGTTCGGTCTTACACCTTCTTCTCGGTCTCGGATCATTGCAGACCAGAAGACAGGGAAGGCTGCCGATGACATGGAGCTTCTTCTTATCTCCGGAGGGAGTGCTTAATGTACAACGAAGCAAAAGCCGAGCGAGCAGTCCGGTTCATCGAGAATCTTAAACACACGAAGGGCCGCTGGCATGGGCAGCCCTTCGAGCTTCTCCCTTGGCAGGACAAGATCATACGGGATATCTTCGGGACCGTCAAAGAGAACGGGTATCGACAATATAACTATGCATACGTAGAGATACCCAAGAAGAATGGAAAGTCAGAGCTTGCTGCAGCGGTTGCTCTTTACATGCTTGCAGGTGATGGTGAGTGGGGTGCTGAAGTGTATGGCTGTGCCGCCGATCGGCAGCAGGCGTCAATCGTCTTTGATGTCGCTGTAGATATGGTGGACCAGTGTCCAGCACTGAAGAAACGGATCAAACCGATCATGTCGGTAAAGCGCCTCGTTTACCAGCCGACGAATAGTTACTACCAGGTCCTTTCCGCAGAGGCTTATACAAAGCATGGTCTTAACGTATCTGCGGTTATCTTTGATGAGCTACATGCCCAGCCAAATAGAGACCTATTTGATGTTATGACCAGGGGCTCTGGTGATGCCAGAATGCAGCCGCTGTATTTCGAGATTACCACAGCCGGTACGGACCGGAATTCGATCTGCTTTGAACAACACCAGAAGGCTGAGGATATCCTGGAGGGCCGGAAGATTGATCCGACTTTCTATCCGGTGATCTTCGGCGCCAAGGATACCGATGACTGGAAGAGTGAGGATGTCTGGTACAAATCAAATCCTTCTCTCGGATACACGATCGATATCGAGAAGGTCCGCGATGCCTGCAGAACCGCGATGGAGAATCCTGCCGAGGAGAATATCTTTAGACAGCTTCGTCTCGATCAGTGGGTGAAGCAGTCAACGAGATGGATGCCGATGGACAAGTGGGATGAGTGTGCATTTCCGGTCGATAAGGATGCGCTTCTTGGACGGGAGTGTTACGGAGGACTCGACCTTTCGTATTCTTCCGATATCTCCAGTCTGGTCCTTGTGTTTCCTCCGCGGACTGATGATGAGAAGTACATGGTGCTTCCCTTCTGCTGGATTCCTGAAGACAACATGCATCTACGGGTACGGCGGGATCACGTTCCATATGACCAGTGGAATGCCAGAGGCTTTCTTGAAACAACAGAGGGTAACGTCATCCACTACGGCTTTATCGAAAAGTTCATAGAGGAGCTAGGCGAGAAGTACCACATCATGGAGATCGCCTTCGATAGATGGGGAGCGACGCAGATGGTCCAGGACCTTGAGGGTATGGGCTTTACGGTTGTTCCCTTCGGGCAAGGCTACAAAGATATGTCGCCGCCCACTAAGGAGCTCATGAAGCTGGTCCTTGAGCATCGGATCGCGCATGGCGGTAATCCGGTCCTTAGGTGGATGATGGATAACGTGTATGTTCGGCAGGACCCAGCCGGTAACATCAAGATGGATAAAGAGAAATCGACAGAGAAGATCGATTCAGCCGTGGCAACGGTCATGGCGTTGGATCGAGCGATCCGGCATGAGGATGGCAGCTCTGTTTACGACGAGCGAGGGCTCATCGTGATTTAGAAAGGATAAGAAAATGAAGATTCCAAGTAGAGAGACAGTGGAGAACCTCCGGAAGGAATATCCTGCCGGCACAAGAGTTAGGATTCTTGAGATGGACGATATCCAGGCGCCTCCCAAGGGAACAGAAGGTACGGTCAAGGGAGTCGATGACGTAGGCGACATAGAAGTTGCCTGGGACAATGGATCGTCCCTTAACCTTCTCTTTGGAATCGATCACTTCGAGAAGGTGTAAACTGCACAGTTTCTACCGTGTATCTTTGGTGGTTTTATGGCTCGGAATTGAGTGGATATATGTTTCGTTCAGAGTGATAAATACACATACAAAAAGAAAACGACGAGCCAAAAAGGAGGCCACCATGAAGAACACAGAGAACCAGATCACGAACATGAAGAAGCAGACCATTGGGGTTGAGATCGAGATGAACAACATCCGGAGAAGCCAGGCAGCGAAGATTGCAGCAACCTTCTTCGGAACCGGACGGTACGAGAACACAGCAGCAAGAAACGGCTACTACACCTACAGCGCCTGGGACGCACAGGGAAGAGAATGGAAATTCCAGAGAGACGTAAGCATCAGCGGACCGGACGCAGAGAAATGCGAACTGGTAACTCCGATCCTTACTTACGACGACATCGAAAACCTGCAGGAGCTCGTAAGACAGCTTAGAGCAGCCGGCGCCAAGAGCTCAGCCGAAAGAGGCTGCGGCATCCACGTTCACATCGGAGCGAAGGGCCACACAGCAAAGACCCTTAGGAACCTTGCGAACATCATGGCAAGCCACGAGCAGCTCCTAATCAGAGCCCTTGGGATCGACGAAGGAAGAACAAGCCGCTACTGCCGGACAGTTGACCCGAATTTCCTCCACGAGCTTAACAGAAGAAAGCCGGAGACCATGGCAGATCTCGCAGACACTTGGTACAACACACAGGGCGCAAGCTACGGAAGAAACCAGCATTACAACCAGAGCCGCTACCACATGCTTAACCTCCACGCCACCTTCACAAAGGGAACGGTCGAGTTCAGACTTTTCAACGGGACCATGCATGCAGGAAAGATTAAGACCTACATCCAGCTTTGCCTTGGGATGAGCGAGCTTGCTAAAGAGGTAAGAAACGCAAGCGCAAAGCCGCAGCAGAGCGAGAACGACAAATACGCGATGAGAACCTGGCTCCTTCGCCTTGGATTCATCGGCGAGGAGTTTTCAACCGCAAGAACATTTCTTACTAAGGAGCTTAGCGGAAACGCAGCCTGGAGAAAGGCTACAGCCGCTTGAAGGGCCTGAAGGAGACAGCCTCCTTCTACCGAGACAGCCGGAAGAGACCGGCTTTTCGGTGGTAGAAGGGTATCCCCTTCAGGAAGGAGATTACAATGAATAGATACTACTTGGCTTACGGATCAAACTTAAACCTTCGGCAGATGGCTGCAAGATGCCCACGATCGGAATGGATCGGTTCAGGTGAGCTTTCAGGATACGAGCTTCTTTACAAAGGCTCGAAGACCGGCGCCTACCTCACGATCGAAGAGAAGGATGGTGGCAAGGTTCCGGTCGGGGTGTTCCTGGTAACACCTGCCGACGAGAAGCGACTGGATCGGTACGAAGGCTGTCCCACCTTCTACTACAAGAAGGAATTGGAGATCACGATTCCAGAGGATGGGAAGCGGGTAAAGCGGACCGCGTTTATCTACATCATGCATGAGGACCGGCCACTTGGACTTCCGACACAATACTACGTAGATACCTGCATGAAGGGTTACGAGGACTTCGGTTTCGACAAGAACTACCTTCTCGAGGCAGAGGCAAGAACCTGGAAGCAGAAAGGATTCAGGCCGATCAAATGAAAGAGGAAACAGCAGTAACAAGAACCTGCCCGATCTGCGGAAGAACCTATACGGATCGACCAGCGCTTTCAAGAATCGACAATGAGACGCTGATCTGTCCGGATTGCGGGACAAGGCAATCGCTTTCAGCCATCGGTGTTCCGGAAGATCAGCAGGAGAAGATCATCGAAATTATACACAACCACCGGACATAAGATAGCATTTAACGAAGGAGCTTAATGTGCAAGCTCCTTTTTTAGTGGAGGTATTCATGGGACTTTTAATCAGGATAGGATTGGGAATATTGATCGGCATCGGCGCTCTATATCTTGTTATTCTCTTAGCAGTGGTGATTGTATTTATTGCACATTGGAGAGGCGAATAAGTGCAAAATTAAACAATTCCTAGCGTTCATCTTTGGTGGATTTATGACTCCGAATTGAGTGGATATATGTGCTTTCCAGAGTGATATATAGACTCACAAAAAGGAAAACACATACACCACTTAGGAGGAAACGAAAATGAGAAACCTTAAAGAAGACTACAGAAGATACGAAGAGATCACAAAGGCTTACGAAGCAGCTGGAAAGACCGAGGAAGCTGGCGAGAAGGCAAGAGCAGCATACCAGGAGCTCCTCGCAGAGGTTAGAGCCGAGGGCGCCGAGTACGGAAGACTTACAAGGCTTTACACCGAGATGAATGAAAGAGAAAACGACTACATCGACCTCGACGGAACATACGAAGATGCAGCCCACATCCTCGAGATTTTCAAGACCTACGGCATTAAGGAATTCGCCTTCACAAGCACCTGGTCCTCAGCACTTGAGAGCATTTGGAGATTTGAGCAGGCCGGAGCCAAGAACCACGGCATGATCGAGCTGAACGGCATGAAGACCTACAAGCCAGGCGACGAGGAGCCGAGCTTCGAAAAGAAGCATGGATTCCTTTTCACCATCGACTAAAGGAAGCAGGAAGGGCTCCGGAGACGGAGCTTTCCCTTTGAAAATATACACAGATACACCAGCACATATTTGTTGAATTTATGCCTCCGAATTCAGTGGCTATATCTCCGTTTTAGAGTGATATATACACATGCAACAAGGAAAACACCTAAAGAAAACGGAAAACAAAATGACAAGATTCGAGAGAGAGCTTTACGGGGAGCTTGGAGAATTCTGGAGAAAGGATGCAGAGCGGAGGATCGCAGAGATCAAGCAGGCGCTTAACGATGGAAAGATCACGATCGATGAGAACGGGGTCGCAAAGAACTGCATCGGAAGGGCCCTGATGGACGACATGCTTGAGATCCTCGAGCACGCAACCGACAAGGCCGACAGAGAGGCCACCAGAGCCGCAAGAAAGGCCGAGAACGAAGCCTTCTTGGAAGAGTACCGGAAGAACTACGAAGGGCCGACCGAGGAAGAGAAAGCCGAGATGCGGGCGACCTTCGGCGAAGGCGAGACGGTGGTAGACATTTTAACCGGCGAGCGCATAAGCCTTTAAGAAAACACAAAGATTCAAAGCAGAGCAGAAATGCCCTGCTTTTTTACATACATATTTTTCAGCAGGAGGTAATGAATGAGTATTTTTAGCAGAATCTTCCGGTCCAGAGAATCTCCGAAAGACAGTCTGGCGGGTGATGCCTACAGACCATTTATCGGCAGAACCACTTCTGGTAACTCAGTAACGCAGCGATCTTCGATGCAGCTAACCGCCGTTTATTGCTGTGTGAGGGTGCTTGCAGAAGCAGTCGCCGGCCTTCCGCTTATCACGTATCGATACGAGGATGATGGCACGAAGGAGCGAGCCACAGATCATCCTCTGTATCTTTTACTTCATGATGAGCCAAACCCCGAGATGACGAGCTTTTCCTTCCGGGAGACGATGATGACGCATCTCCTCCTTTATGGAAATGCCTACTCGCAGATCATCCGAAACGGCAAGGGCGAGGTCGTGGCTCTGTATCCGCTGATGCCGGACCGCATGAAGGTCGACCGGGATGACAAGGGAAGGATCTATTACGAATATCAGAAAAACCAGGACGAGGCGAACACGATGAAGACCGGCTCCGTGATCCTTCACCCGGAGGAAGTGCTCCATATACCGGGTCTTGGCTTTGACGGCCTTGTCGGATACAGTCCTATCGCAATGGCTAAGAATGCCATCGGCATGGCGAGTGCCTGCGAGGAATACGGTGCATCCTTCTTTGCAAACGGAGCTAATCCCGGAGCAGTGCTTGAGCATCCCGGCATCCTGAAAGATCCCGAGCGCGTCCGCAAGGCTTGGGAAGAAGCCTACGGTGGCTCCCACAGGGCGAACAGGGTGGCAGTTCTCGAGGAAGGCATGAAGTTCACGCCTATCTCGGTAAATCCGCAGGAAGCGCAGTTTCTGGAAACGAGAAAGTTCCAGCTTGACGAGATAGCCCGTATCTTCCGGATACCGCCTCATTTAATAGGGGATCTTGAACATGCGACCTTCTCCAACATCGAGGAGCAGAGCCTGGAGTTCGTGCAGTACACGCTCCAGCCATGGCTCGTCAGATGGGAACAGGCGATGCAGAGATCTCTGTTAAAACCGGAAGAAAAGAAAAATTACTATATACGATTTCAGGTAAACGGTCTACTTAGGGGTGATTATGCTTCCAGAATGCAGGGATTTGCGACAGCAATTAATAATGGTTTCATGTCAGTGAATGAAGTTAGGCAGCTAGAAGACCTTGACCGTATTCCAGATTCGGAAGGCGGCAATACATACATGGTGAACGGCACGATGACGCCACTGAAAGATGTGGGCGCGGCATACGGGCTTAAACAAAACACAGAACAGAGTGAGGAGGAAGATGATGACGAAGTTCTGGAAATGGGTAACAAACAGAGTGCGGGATCAGGCAGGAGAAGAGCAGGAGGAAAGGGCACTCTTTCTTAACGGTGCGATCAGCGAGACAACTTGGTTTGAAGATGACATCACTCCGCAGATGTTCAGGGATGAACTGAACGGAGGGAAGGGCAATATCACAGTCTGGATCAATTCTCCCGGCGGTGACTGCTTTGCGGCGGCACAGATCTACAACATGCTCCGTGACTACAAAGGTAAGGTCACAGTGAAGATCGACAGCCTTGCGGCTTCAGCTGCATCCGTCATCGCAATGGCAGGTGATGATGTACAGATCAGTCCAACAGGTATGCTGATGATCCATAATCCATCTACTGTAGCGATGGGCGATCACGCAGACCTTGAGAAGGCAATCGATATGCTGAACGAAGTTAAGAACTCGATCATCAATGCCTATGAGGAAAAGACGGGCCTTTCCAGGAACAAGCTCTCGAAGCTGATGGAAGATGAGACCTGGATGGATGCAAAGAAAGCTGTGGAGCTTGGCTTTGCGGATTCCATCATCACAAGGGACACCCCGTCAGCCGTGACGATCGGCACGAAGCCGGAAGAGAAAAATCCCGATGAGGAAGAGCCGGATGAAGACGATCCTGAAAAGAAGAGAGACTCTGCTGAAGGGATGATGTTCCAGGAGCGTCCTTTCGAGATGAGCGTCACGAACCAGTTACTTGATTATGCAAAGAAACACCCTCTTACCCCGGTACCGCCGGAGAAAGAGGAGAAACGCATCATGGCAGCTGACTGCTATGAAAGACTAAAGTCCATGAAGGACAGTTTTTAATGGAGGATTTTATTATGGAACTTAAGGAACTCTACATGAAAAGAGCGACCGCATGGGAAGCTGCAAAGAAGTTTCTCGATACACACACGACTGAGGACGGAACAATGTCCGCTGAAGATGGTGAAGTGTATGACAAGATGGAGAAGGAGATCAACGACCTTACTGCGGAGATTGAACGCAAGGAGCGTCTTGCCGAAATGGAAAAGAAGCTGAAGATGCCGACCTCTCAGCCGATCACCACGAAGCCTGGTATGGCTGATGACGGAAAGCCGATGACTGGCAGAGCATCCCATCAGTATGCACAGGACTTCCTCGCAGCCATGCGGACGAACTTCCACCAGATCACGGATGTTCTGGAGGAAGGCAATGACGCAAACGGCGGATACCTGGTGCCGGAAGAGTGGGACCACCGTCTTATCCAGAAGCTCGAGGAAGCTAACATCTTCCGTCCGCTTGCTACGAAGATCACTACCTCTGGTGAGCACAAGATCAATATCGCCGCAACAAAGCCGGCTGCTGCATGGATCGAAGAGGGCGGAGCACTGACCTTCGGAGATGCGACCTTCGATCAGATCATGCTCGATGCGCACAAGCTCCATGTGGCGATCAAGATCACAGAGGAGCTTCTGTACGACAACGCCTTCAACCTCGAGAGCTACATCATCGACCAGTTCGGCAAGGCACTCGGCAACGCAGAAGAGGATGCGTTCCTCAATGGCGATGGTGAGGGCAAGCCGCTCGGTATCTTTGCTGATAAGGGTGGCGGAGAGAAGTCTGTGGAAGTCACTGCCGGCAAGCTCGCGAGTGACGATATCCTCACGCTCATCTACTCCCTCAAGCGTCCGTACCGCCAGAAGGCTTCGTTCATCCTGAACGACTCCACTCTTTCGGCACTCCGGAAGCTGAAGGATGCGAACCAGGCATACATCTGGCAGCCGAGCTATACAGCAGGTGAGCCGGACAGACTGTGCGGATATACCATTCACACCTCTGCTTATTGCCCAGCTCTTGAGGCAGGCAAGAACGCCATCGCCTTCGGTGACTTCTCCTACTACAACATCGGTGATCGTGGTACACGTTCCTTCCAGCAGCTCCGTGAGCTCTTCGCTGGAAACGGCATGGTCGGCTATGTTGCCAAGGAGAGAGTAGACGGCAAGCTCGTCCTTCCTGAGGCTGTACAGCTTCTTACCGTGAAGGCTTCGGCTTAATCGTGAAAAAGGCGGCATCATTACGATGCCGTCTTACATTGAAATCAATGTATCGATTTCCTATTCTTCTCCGCGCCAGTATTTACCGAGATCATCAGCGGCTTCAAGAAGGTCATCAATCTGATGCTTCATCATACGGAATCGTGCATGGGAATTCTTCCAGAAACGGTCGAATTCTTCCTGCTCTTCATATTCCGCTATTCCTTCGAGATCACACTGATTGTCTCCTTCAAGACACTCAAGACATTCAGCAGAGTAACGTATTCTGCGGTAAATATCTCCAAGACGTTCATCCAGGTCTGGAACTATGTTTTCGTTATTCATATTTATCACCTCCTTTCAATGGATAGTTTAAACCATAGGAGAGGAGAAGTCAGGGCATTAGTAGGTTGCATTTCTAGTAGGAGGTCTCTATGATAGTCACCCTTGAAGAAGCAAAAAAGTATCTCCGCGTGGACTTTCCGGATGATGACGAGTACATCGAGCATCTGATCCTGAATGCCGAGCAGCTTGTCATGGATACCGGAAGGCTTGACGAGGCAGAACTGAAAGAGAACGAGAAGGCTGTCCGTATCGCAGTCCTCTATACGATAGGGTACCTGTATGAGCACCGCGAGGACGCAGACCTTCACAACCTTACACTGATGCTCCGCTCGATCCTCTTTGGAATCCGCAAGGAGGCTTTCTGATGGATATTGCTGCATTAAACCTCCGGATCACCTTCCAGAAGCAGACCGTGGAGACAGATAAATATGGTAACCATACGAACTCGACGGCGGATTACATCACCTGCTGGGCAACGGCATCCGGCTCCGGTAACGAGACAGATGAGGCAGGAACTACCAATCCTAAAGAGACCATCGATTTCACGACCAGGTGGTGCAGGGCATTGTCCCTGGTGACTTCCGACAGTTACCGGATCATCGCCGATGGAAAGCTCTACAACATCCTCTATGTGAATCCGATGGGATACAGGCACAGGAGCCTAAAGTTCCACTGCGAGAGGGTGAAGCGATGAGCAAGACGATAAAACCGGATCAGCTTAGTGAAGAGATCATGAAGGGACTCGAAGAGTACCGTGACCTCTCGACTGATGCCATGAAGGAATCCGTCGAGAAGGTCGCTAAGGATGTTAAAAAGAAGATCCAGGACAAGGCTCCGGTAAAGACCGGCAGATACAAAAAGTCATGGAAGGTCACAAAGACCGAGGAAAACCACGAGAAGCTCGTCATGACGGTCCATGCCGGAAGATACCAGCTGACCCATCTTCTGGAGAACGGCCATGCGAAGCGGGGCGGAGGAAGAGTCGACGGCATCCCGCATATCGCTCCTGCAGAGCAGGAAGGCATAAAAGAACTGGAGAAGGACATCTCCGAGGCTCTTGAGAAAGGAGCACCATGAATTACGATGATATCGTTTCAATGCTTGAGGAAGCGAACCTCCCTCTTGCTTACAATCATTTTGCTGAAGGAGAGTCACCGGACCCTCCTTTTTTAATATTCCTTTACCCCGGGTCGCATAACTTTGCAGCAGACAATATCGTGTATTCATCTTATCCGCTCGTCAACGTGGAGCTCTATACCGATAAGAAAGACCCGGAGCTTGAGGAAAAGATAGAAGCTATATTTACTGACCACGAAGTCTACTGGGAGAAATCCGAAACGTGGATCGATTCCGAGAAGATGTACGAGGTCCTTTACGAACTGACTTTATGAGGAGGCAGTGATGGGAAAAACAAACAAGGTGAGGTACGGCCTTAAAAACGTCTATTACGCACTGGCTACGATTGCAGCCGACGGCACGGCAACATTTGAAAAGCCTGTAAGATGGCCTGGTGCTGTTTCTGTGAAGTTCTCTGCACAGGGTTCGCAGGAGCCTTTCTATGCAGATGACATCAAGTATTATGTGACGAACTCGAATACCGGCTACAACGGTGATCTCGAGACGGCGCTCATCCCGGAAGACTTCAAGACTTCCGTCCTCAGTGAGATCAAGGATGCTAACGGAGTCCTGGTGGAGAATGCGGATGCCGTTCCGATTCCGTTTGCTCTTCTTTTCGAGTTTGCGGGTGACAAGAAGAACATCCGCCACGTCCTCTATAACTGTACAGCAAGCCGTCCGGATATCGAGGGAGAGACGAAGGAAGATAAAATCTCCGTGAAGACGGAGAGCCTCACGATAGACGCGTCTACGATTTTTTCTAAGGAGCTTGATGCGAACATCGTAAAGGCGGATACCTGCTCTGAGACAGAAGAGGCAACCTACAACGCGTGGTATGATGAGGTTCACCTGCCTGTGAAAAAGACGGATACTTCTTCAAGCACCACAGAAAGCGGCGGTGAAACGACATGAAGAAAGAGATCGAAATGACGATGGAGGACGGGAGCAAAAAGCTCCTGCCTTTCGAAGCAAACGGCGCAACAGCTATTTTCTACCGCACCACCTTTGGTGAGGATCTCATGATGAAGCTGAACAACCTGTCCGGAACTGAGGCGGACACCCTGATCGGCGCGAAGCTCGGGTATATCATGAACCGGCAGGCAGAGCAGAAGCTCACTGGTCTTTCGATGGACAGCTTCATCCACTGGGCCGCAGAGTTCGATGGTATGAGCCTTCTCGAGAGCCTGGAGCAGTTTGTGACTCTCTACCTCGGTAACAGGATCACAACAGTCGAAACAAAAAAAGCGGACGCCCAACTGACCGGGAAATAACGACTGCACTGTATCTGTTACGGTGTAAGCAGTTGGGCTTCTCGATCCAGGACCTATCCCTCGTCACAGAGGGAATGGTCTATGACTGTATGACGGAAGCTGATAACGATGCGAATGGGGACTACTGCGAAGTAGCCACTCAGGATGATTTTGATGCGTGGTAATATCATGCTTTTATTCCACGAAATTGATAAATTTAAATTCTATTAGGCATCAGTCGTAAAAACGGCTGGTGTTTTTTTCATATTTTTAGGAGCCATGGAGCTCCTTTTTTGATGACCTAATCGGGAAGGGAGGTTTTAATCCATGGAAGAAGTCTGGAAACCGATACCTGGATATGAAGGCTATTATGAAGCCAGCAATATGGGAAGGATAAGGAATGAACCCAGGTGGGTAAATGGCCGCTGGAGACCTTATCGTATTAAGCAACACATTCTCAGGACTAATAATGTTCATCATGGTTATCTACAGGTTAAGTTTTGTATTGATGAAGTTAAAGAACAGAAATTGGTTCATAGATTGGTTGCCGAAACATTTATTCCCAATCCAATGGGATTACCACAGGTCAACCATAAGGATGGTAATCCATCAAACAATGTTGTCAGTAATTTGGAATGGTGTACCGCATCAGAAAATTCATTGCATAGAAGCAGAGTATTGAAACGGGAAGTCGGCAGACCTAAGAAAAAGGTTATTTGTCTTGAAACCGGAAAGGAATACGCAAGCTCTCATCATGCCGCTCGTGACTTGAATATAAGTCAGGGCGGTATTTTTATGGTGTGCCAGGGCAAAGGGCTGACTGCAGGAGGCTTGCATTTTAAATTCTGTTGATTAAAGAAGGGAGGTCAGCATGGCAGACCGTATTAAGGGTATCGTTGTCGAGATCGGCGGCGATACCACAAAACTCTCTGACGCCTTAAAGGACGTCAACAAGTCCATCAAGGAAACACAGAACCAGCTTCGTGATGTGAATAAGCTCTTGAAACTCGATCCGGGCAACGCCGACCTCCTTGTCCAGAAGCAGAAATATCTCTCCGAGGCGATTAAGGATACCAAGGAAAAACTGAAGCAGGAACAGGATGCCTTAAAGCAGCTGAAGGATGCTCCTCAAACCGAAGAGACCATCAAACAGCAGGAAGCTCTGACCCGCGAGATCGAGGATACCAAGCAGGCACTCAAAGGGCTCGAGGATCAGTACAAGTCTGTCGGGTCTGTTGCCGGAGTTCAGCTCCAGCAGGCCGGTCAGAAAATGAAGGATGTCGGTGACAAGATCACTGGTGTCGGTGAAGGTCTCACAACCCACGTGACGGCTCCCATTGCTGCAGTTGGCGCTGCTTCTCTTGCGGCTTTTAATGAAGTCGATGAAGGCGCTGATATCGTAAAGACCAAGACCGGCGCTGTCGGTCAGGCTCTGAAAGACATGCAGGATGCCGCGAATGATATCGCAACCACGATCCCGACAGATTTTGCCACGGCAGGTTCTGCCATCGGCGAAGTGAACACAAGGTTTGGCCTCACGGGTGACGCATTAAAGGACCTATCTCAGCAGTTCGTAGAGTTCGCCTCTATCAATGATACAGATGTCTCGACCTCGATTGATAATGTTTCCTCCGTCCTCAATGCCTTCGGTATGGATACTTCCCAGGCGGGAGGCATGCTGGACGTCTTAAACTCGGTCGGCCAGGCCACTGGTCTTTCGATGGATAAGCTCTCACAGGATCTTTCCCAGAATGCCGCGCAGCTTCAGTCGATGGGACTCAATGCGACACAGTCGGCTCAGTTCCTTGGAAACGTTGAGATGTCCGGTCTTGATGTCAGTACGGCAATGGCCGGTATGAAGAAGGCCATGAAGAATGCAGCATCGGATGGAAAGACGCTCGATCAGGCGCTTGCGGAATTCTCCGATACGATGAAGTCCAACAAGTCAGATACCGAAAAGCTCCAGGCAGCTTACGATCTATTTGGCTCCAAGGCTGGTGCTTCCATCTACAATGCCATGCAGACCGGAAAGCTCTCCTTTGATGGCTTCTCCTCCAGCATGGATTCCTTCAAAGGAAATGTCGAGCAGACCTTCAATGACACCCTGGACCCGATCGACAAGTTCAAAACGACCATGAACCAGCTGAAGGTGACCGGTGCGGATATCGGTAACTCACTCGCTACGGTTCTTGCTCCTTTGCTGGAGCAGGCAGCCGGAGCTCTGAAAAAGTTCTCTGAAGTTTGGCAGGCTATCCCCGAGCCCATGCAGCAGTTCATTATCAAGGCAGCTCTCGTTGCTGCAGCTATCGGACCGATCCTGGTAGGCGTCGGTAAGGTGATCTCTACCTTCGGAACCATCACGAGCGGCATCGGAACACTCATGAATACAATCGGCGGTCTGTCCACAGGACTTGCCGCTTTCAGCTCCATCAGCCTTCTTCCGATGATCGGTATCATTGCTGCAGTCATTGCAGCGATTGTTGCCGTCGTCGAAATCGTGAAGCACTGGGGAGAAATTACGGAATGGTTCGGCGGTGTCTGGGATGGCATCTGCTCCGGTGTAAAGACAGTCGGCCAGGGCCTTGCCACCTTCTTTACCGGGCTATGGAATGGGATCAAGTCAGGAACCGAGACTGCCTGGAATGGCATCAAGACCGGTGTCTCAACGGTATGGAACGGAATGAAGACTGGTGCCACGACTGTGTTTACCGGCATCAAGGATCACATCACGAATGCCTGGAATACGGTAAAGACCAATACCAGCACAGCCTGGGCGGGCATCAAATCCACGGTTCAGCAGAATGGTGGCGGCATCAAAGGTGTCATCACCACTGCGATGGAAGGCTACAAGTCTATCTGGAAGGCCGGGTTTGAGGTCATCAACAAGACGACCGGTGGCAAGCTCGGTGAGGCATTATCTACTGCCCGATCGAAGCTATCGGATATCAAGAATGCCTTTTCAGAAAAGATGGATGCGGCAAAGGAAGCCGTGCATGGTGCCATCGAGAAGATCAAAGGCTTCTTCAACTTCTCCTGGTCATTGCCACATCTTAAAATGCCGCATTTTTCTATTTCAGGGAGCTTTTCTCTAGACCCGCCATCGGTACCTCACTTCGGTGTCGACTGGTATCGGAAGGCTATGGATGAGCCGTATATCCTGAACAGCCCGACGCTCTTTGGCATGGCTGGCGGCAGGTTCCTTGGCGGCGGTGAAGCCGGTGAGGAGGCTGTGGTCGGTACAGACAGACTCTCCCAGATCGTGCAGGGAGCTGTTGCTGCCGCAGGCGGTAATCAAACCATTGTGATCCCGGTCTACATTGGCCAGGACCGCATCGATGAGATCGTCGTGAAGGCAAACCAGAGAACGAACTTCAGGTCAGGAGGCAGATGATGTTAAAGAAAGATTTTCCTATCTACTTCGATGACACCAAGCTCTTCTGGCCGTCGAAATGGCAGGAGTCCTACTCGGTCGTGGAAACCACTAACCAGACGGAGGCCGGGACGGATCAGGTGATTGTTACCCGCTATGACAAGCTCTCAGTCTCCTGTGAGTTTCAATGCTCCGATGTCTGGGCTGCGATTTTCACAAACTTCCGGGACCAAGACTCCATTGCCGTAAAGCTCTATGACCTTAAGACTCGAGGATATAAGACCAGGACCATGCGGATCAGGAATTTCAAGACTGATCCTGAGAAGAACAGCCAGAAGCTAAAGGACAGCAACGGTCTATACACGGTGTCCTTTGATTTATACGAATTCTGATGGAAGGAGGCTGCCATGTACAGCGTTTCAGATCAATACAAGACAGCCATGAAGCAGCCGGTGCAGCGATTCCGGATGACCGGCACAGCCGGTGATCTTTCCTTCTCGGACGAGAACATTCTCTCTGGGTCCTTCCATCTTACCAATCAGTGCTCGGATGATACGAACGTTACAATCGGCGCTGTGTACATCGGGGAGCTCAAGGTCACGTTCATGAAGATGCCGTTTGTGCGGCAGACTCTCGATGACATGGCGATTTCTCCATCACTTGGCCTTCTCTTACCGGACCACACCTACGAGGATATCCCTCTTGGCATCTTTCATGTGAGCGAAGCCAACTGGGGAGAATCCGGTGTCGAGATCACAGCCTATGACAACATGGCCCGCTTTGATAAAACGATCCAGATCGACAACGGCTCCAAGCAGATCTACGACTTCCTTCTTGCAGCGACGAATGCCTGCGGTGTTCCACTTGGCATGGAAAAGTCAGAGGTCGAAGCTCTGCCAAACGGCACAGAGGAATTCTCTGTGTATCCGGAGAATGATATGGAGACCTGGCGGGATCTTATCAGCTGGTGCGCCATGACGACTGGAACCTTTGCGACTATCGACAGGAAGGGTGCCCTGGTCCTGAAGCTCTATAACGCTGATCCCGTGGACACGATCGATGTGAGCCATCGATTCTCCGGAGGCAAGTTCTCGGATTTCATCACACGGTACACCGGACTCTCCATCGTGAACATCGCGGACCAGGCGACGAAATATTATAGCCTGATGCCGGACGATGGCCTCACCTTCAACATGGGCCAGAACCCGCTCATGCAGTACGGACTTGCTGAGGTGACCGAGAGGCAGCGCCTTGCGGTCCTCAATGCCATGCAGACCATTTCCTATGTGCCGATGGAAATCAGCATGATCGGAAGCCCGGTCTATGACCTCGGCGACGTGCTGCTTTTCACCGGAGGGATCGCTGGAACGAGCTCGAAGTCCTGCATCACTAAGTATGACTGGACCTATAACGGCTCCTACAAAGCGACCTGTGTCGGGCAGAACCCGGCGCTTGTGTCAGCAAAATCGAAGGTTGATAAGAACATCGCAGGACTCCTGTCGACCACGAATTCTGACAGCATCTATTACTACTCCTACGTCAATGCAGAGGAGATCACGATCGGTGATGGCAATAAAGGAAAGATCATTGATCTAAAGTATGCGACGCAGAAAGCCACCTACATCGAGTTCCATGCAGAGATCAAGCTCCGGATAGATACAACGGAGACGGCCACTGATAACCTTGTTACAAATACAGACGGGATCGTCACAGTCACTTATTACATGAACGGCGAAGAGATCAAGGACTACTACCCGGTGGAAACGCTGCAGGATGGGACGCACCTTCTCCATCTCCAGTACATCTGGAAATCGACAGCAAACCTGATGGGAAACTTTGCAGTCTGGATTTCAATGTCCGGAGCATCGCTCTTCATTGATGAAGGGAATGCCAGAGCCTATCTTGTCGGCCAGGGTCTTGCCGGTGAAGGCGCCTGGGACGGCACGATCTCTCCGGAGGATGAGGTGACGCCTTCAGATCTTTCGATCATCCGGCGCACATACACGGACGCGGTCTCTATCGCCATGATAGAGCAAAACAATGCAGGAATATCCGACGATGTTCCTGCTATTTCTTTGTCCTCTATTCTTCGTGGCATCAGCGGCAGCGTCGGCAATGTGAAGTTCCTTTATCGCTACGATGTCCTTCACGACTCTGTCATGACCTATGACCATGACAAAATCGAGATCAGCGGAAGTTCCTGGAAGCTCAAGGATACGACCTCTACAGAGGAGATCGAGTCTCCGGATGAAGAAGCATCGGAGATCCTCTCGGTTAGCGCCGACTGCGACAGCAATAATGTGAACTTCCTTGCCTCCTTCGATCATGGGGTGACCTGGTGGTCTTATGAGAATGGCTGGACACTCCCAGATACCACGAAGGAATCCTACGGAATGTTTGGTCCTGCCATGAAGGAAATCACCAAGGAGCAGTGGGCTGAGAAGCTCTCAGGCTCCATCAAGATAAAGGCCATCATCCACAAGGAAGGCACACTTACCGATATCCAGATCTTTTTGAAGGAGGTCTCCGAATGATTAAAGGTCATACCAAGATAGAACTCTTTGATGCCGCGACCGGCAGGAAAGAGAAAACATACGAGAAGGACAACCTTGTCACCAACGCGGTTCAGTACCTTATTGCAGCCCAGAACATGATGGGCAAAACCATGAACCAGAGCATCTTCCCGATTGCCACGAATGCACTCGGCGGCCTGATGCTCTTCAACAATACGCTCGATGAGAACGCTGACAATGTGGCTTTCCCATCGACGGCAAAGCTCGTCGGCTACGGCGACCGGGATTCGAATACCACAGATCCGATGCGCGGATCTCTGAACTCCATTGAATCCCATGCGACGGATACAGGCTATGTCTCTGTCTGGGATTTCGGCACTGCCCAGGGAAACGGAACGATCAAAGCGGTTGCTCTGACAAATAAGTATGCAGGAGCAAATCCCTTCCAGCGGCAGCTCTATATGGATTCCGTAGCAGATACGGATATCAAAGAATCTCTTGAGCACAATGGCCGGGTTTTCTTCATCCAAGACGGAGAAGTCTACTGGATGCGTTCAGATGGCAAGACCATCCAGAAATGCAGACGGGACCTCTATCAGGCAAAGATAAATGATGTTTCCTACAACGACCTGTCAAAGGTGGCCATTGATGTCACGACGCTTGACCCTCCGAGCCATGAAGGGCTTAACGTGAATAATCCCTATCAGTACTGGCTCCCCGGCTACGATGGATATCTTTACTTCATCACACAGAATAACCGGGTCAACACCTACACCTATTACGGAAACACCTATCATGATTACCACTTTGATGAGAAAAATGACTCCGGCGACGCCAAGATCTATCTGACCAAATATAAGTATTCTGATCTGTCCTTTACGGCTGAGGCTGAGCAGGTGATCACGCTTGCTGGCGTCCATCTGACCAATCGCTTTGAAGGCTCCATGATTGTCCGGAACAACCACCTCTATGCCAGAGGAAGTGATAACAAGAGCATCTACGTGATTGATCTTGTCAATATTGCTGACATCAAGTTCTTCAAAGCGCAGAACGACGGTACGATCCAGAATATGTGCCCGCTCCTGTATCACAGCGGCATTCAGTACCAGTACAACTACAGCGTCGATGGAACCACTTATACAAAGGTTGGCTTCCTCTATGAGGACGGAACTTTCTCCGAAGAAGGTACAACGGGTGGCCCGGTTGCAAATCCCTGCATGGCATTTCTCGATGACAAGGTGCTCGCCACCTATCACTACGACGGATATTACGACAACGACCGCATTCGGACAGCTTTCCGGGCAGCGTATCTCGGAACCATCAACAATCTGTCTTCGCCGATCACAAAGAATGCATCACAGACGATGAAGGTCACTTATACGCTGACGGATAAGGAGGACTCCGATGAAACAGTATGAACTTCCCTACAACTTTGCCTATGACTATGTCGGAAAGCTCGCAAGATACAGCGAGCTTTTTCCTTATGTTCGCTGCATTTACCTGCCCGCGTACGTGGACGATGCCATGACGACCAGGCGAGACATTCCGCTCCGCGAGGAGTATCCAAAGTCCTATGACGAATATCTGATCCGCCTGAAAACGCTGCAGCAGCTCGGGCTTCCTCTCTGCATCCTGATGCACCGGAATGCCACGTTGGAGACCCTGGAAAAGTACTACGCTCTCGGCATTCGGAGTTTCACGATAAATGACGATGCGCTGGCGATTGCAGCAAGGAGCCGACATAGCGACATCACGCTTACGCTTTCAGTCACCCGGTGCCTTACAGAGAAAGATCTGCAAAATGGTGATTTCAGCATGTACGACGACATTGTTCTGTTCTTTTGGTTCAATCGGCACCTTTCCGTAATCAAAAATCTGCCGAAGAAATATCGTTACATTCTGATCTGTAATACAGGCTGCTACTATGACTGCCACTGGCATGATCAGCACTGGTTTGCAGAAACCCAAGAGGAAGAAATCAAAGCTACGGACAAGTGCCGCGCCTGCGTTCATTCTGTCCGAGATACGATCTACATCGAGCCAGAGAACCTTTCGTACTTTGACCCGTATATTTCCTCATACAAACTGACCGACCGGCTCTTTGATACTGATAGGATCATCACTGATCTGAAAACCTATGCAGAAAGGAATATTGGTGCAGTGAAGAGATCGGAGGATTTCTACGATGTCGATTCATAAGATAAACTACCAGGGCTCTGCCAAGATCATCGCCTCGATCGTTACGGCAGTAAACAGCCTGATCGACTCCGTGAAGACCAATGTGCCTGAGGGAGCCGTATTTACTGACACAACCTACAAACTGACACTGGAAGGAAATGAACTCATTCTGGAGGATTCCTCTGGAAATAAGCAAACGGTCACGCTTCCTTCTACGACCACTATTTCCTGAAGGGAGTGACGCATATGGACTGGATCTTGAAGTATTGGATACAGGAGCTTTTTGCGATCATCATTGCAATCCTGACATGGTGTGTAAAGAAGCTCCGAATGAAGAAAACCGAATACGACGTTCTGCGGGAAGGAATTCTCGCATTGCTGCATGACAGGCTTTACACCGCATGCAGCTTTTTTATTACCCGTGGCTGGGCATCTGTGGATGACAGAGACAACCTTGAGTACCTCTACAAACCCTACAAAGCGCTCGGCGGGAACGGCACGGGAGAAAACTTATACCAGGCAGTTCAGAAGCTGCCATACAACTCTCCGGACGGAGAAAAGAAGGAGGAATGAATCATGGATTTTGGTATCGCGTCTGTTGCTGCAATCACGGTCATCGCTTACCTTATCGGCGCTGCTTGCAAGGCATCTGCTAAGGTCCCGGACACCTGGATTCCGGTGATCTGCGGTACGGCAGGTGCAGCACTTGGCGTTGCTGGGCTGTATGTCATTCCGGATTTTCCGGCTGCCGACATCATTAATGCTCTGGCTGTTGGAATCGTGAGCGGTTTCGCGGCAACGGGAATCAACCAGGTTTATAAGCAGCTTAAGTGAGGAGGTGATCCTTCTATCTCGTTAGTCTCTGCGTGAAGGGGACAGGGCTCTCCGGATGGCAGAAAGTCCGGAGAACCTTATGAATATATATGTCAAGTCTTGTTTTATATATTTTCCTGTAGTAGCCTTATATCTTGTGTAAGGAGGGCACGAAAAATGCAGGATGTTGTATATGGAACAAGAGAGAGCAGATCACAGAAGGTCAATACGAACATGATTCTTCAGCTGATCAAAAGAGGTGAGCCGGCAGAGAGAATAGCCAGTATCCTTCATGTACCGGAATCGGCAGTGGATTCCGTGATGGAAACATATGTGATGAAAAAGCTCTTCTGAGCACAAAATTATATAACAGAAATTTTAATGTAGCTCTTCGGATTAATTTCCGAAGAGCTATTATTTTGCGCAAAAATGGAGGTGCGTAAAATGTCGAGAACGGCAGAAGATCTTATAAAAGTCATGAGAAGCTGGGTCGGTTTCTCGGAAGCAAACGGAAAATACAGAGAGATCATTGATATCTATAATGCCCACAGACCTCGTGCCAGGAACTACAGAGTGAAGTACTTGGACTCCTGGTGCGACGCCACGGTATCTGCTGCGGCAATCGTGAGTCAAATGACGGATTTGATCGGAACCGAGTGCGGATGTGAGAAGCATATAGAGATTTTCAAGAAGAAAGGCATCTGGATCGAGGAGGGGACCATCACGCCGAAGCCTGGGTACATCATCCTCTACAACTGGGATGATGCCACGCAGCCGAATAACGGGTATTCCGATCATATCGGAGTGGTTGAGAAGGTTGAAAACAGCCGGATCACGGTGATCGAAGGGAATCTACACGATGCTGTTGGGAGACGGAACATTCCTGTCGGCTGGGGTTATATCCGAGGCTATGCTTCGCCGAGGTATGACGTACCAGAAAAAAGTCCGAGGAATGACGTACAGGACGAGAAAAGCCGTATGAAAGCTCTTGATACCGTGGCTAGAGATGTCATCAAGGGTAAGTACGGGAACGGAGCGAAGAGAAAGAATGCCATAGAGGCACTCGGTTATTCTTACAAAGAAGTGCAGAAGAGAGTGAATGAGCTCCTGAAATCTCGATCATAATTTACACAATCTGCTTATCAGATCTTTGTCACATATATGCGGTGGATATAAACCGGACACAGAGTGATATATGTGTTAGACACAAGAAAAGAACAGCCACAAAGGAGGCACACGATGACAAGATTTGAGAGAGAACTTAGCGGAGAGCTTGGAGCTTACTGGAAGAAGGATGCAGAGAAGGAACTCGCAAAAGTAAGAGAAGACTTTAACGCCGGCAGGATCACGATCGACAAGTACGGAGTCGCAAGAAACTGCATCGGCAGGGTCCTGATGGACGACATGCTTGAGAAGCTTTCATACATTACCGACAAGGTAAGCGCCATCGCCACAAGAGAAGCAAGAGCAGAAGAAAACGCAGCATTTTTCGAAGAATACCGGAGAAACCAGAAGCCGGCAACAGCCGAGGAGCTTTCCGAGATGCGGGCAGCATTCGGTGAAGGCGAAACGGTCATCGACATCATAAGCGGAAGAACATACAGCCTCTGAAAAGAGGCATTGATGCTCGGGGAGAAATCCTCGGGCATTTTTAATATTCCCGCGTAGACATCAAGAAAAAATATCCCATGGATATTGAAGGAAGCACCGGAATTTTTCTGAAAATGAGGACCATATATCTATAAGAAGATACCGGTTGCTATGTGCCAAAAACAGAGTGATGAATGGTCACAGAAAGGAGGGCAGAGCTCATGAAAAAGAAGAAAAAAGAAGCTTTAGACATGCGGCTGACTGCCCTCTATATGCGGCTTTCAGTGGATAACAATATTGAAGGCGAGGCAGACTCAATCGCTCATCAGAGGGAGATCCTTAAGAGCTATGCGGAGGAACAGGGCTTAGGGAATCTTACCGAGTACATCGACCAGGGCATCAGCGGCACAACTGCAGCGGATCGTCCTTCATTCCAGCAGATGATCAAAGATGTTGAAGCCGGAAAGATCGGGACCATCCTCTGTAAGGACCTTTCGAGATTGTTCCGTAACTACCTTGAGAGCGGACATTACCTTGAGGATTTCTTCCCGAAACATAATGTCCGAGTTGTAGCGGTTACCAATCACTACGATTCTACGAAAGACGATGACAGCGATCAGGCTGCATTGACACCGATCATCGCGGTCTTCAACCAGCTTTACAGCAGGGACGTTTCCAAGAAGATCAAAGTCATTCGGAAGGAACTCGACCAGGAAGGAAAGCCGGTAGGCACCAAGCCGCCATTCGGTTACAAATGGAATCCGGACGGATCAGGTAGATGGGTGCCTGATGAAGAGGCGGCTCCGACTGTGCGTAGAATCTTTACGCTGTTCGCAGGAGGAACAAGCATGGCAGAGATCGCAAGGACTCTTACTGAGGAAGGCGTACTGACACCGCTGGATCTTTCCCACATGCGGGGAGGATCAAAGGACCACGAGCAGGAGGAACCTGGACATTGGAATTACAGCAGCGTGAAGGCAATTCTAGACAGACCGGAGTACAGCGGAGAGCTCATAAACTTTAGACGCCGTCGTGTAAGCTACAAGGACCACAGGATGCTTTGGAATGACAAGGATGAATGGTCACATATTCCGGGAGCACATCCGGCAATCGTTGACGAAGAGACCTACAAGAAGGTGAGAGACATCCGTGATTCGAAGCGTAAGATTTCTACGCTTGGCATCGACCCATCACCGCTGGTTGGCAAGGTCTTCTGCGGAGACTGCGGAAGATCCATGACGCATGTCCGGAGCAGAAACATGAAGCAGAAGGACTATTGGATCTGCCTTGGTTACCGGAACTCGAAGAGCGAGACACGCTGCACACAGCATTACATCACGGATGATGCACTGATGCAGGCAGTCCTCGATGATCTCCGGAGAGTGACTCTTGAGACAAGAGAAAAGCAGAATGAAGGATTGAAGGACCGAATTGAGACAGCGAAGAGACGGGCAGCATTGAAGGATGAAATTAACGAAGCGACGAATAGACTTCAGAAGATCCAGAATGTGCTTTCTGACCTCTACGAGGATAAAGTTGGCGGGATCATTCCGGCTGACATCTTCACCTCGCTCAGCACCCGTTACCAGCAGGAAATGAAAACACTTAATGAGAAGCTGAAAGGCTTGAAGGATGAGCTTTCAGCCTGTGGCAACCCTGCAGATGAAGTTGGAGAGCTTATGGCGTCTTCAGAATCCGGAATGGTAAAGAAGCTCACAAAGGAGATCGTCGATGCCTACATTGAGAAGATTTGGGTAAAAGACGATCAGGAAAAGAAAGGAAGAACGGTGCGGGTGGCTTACAAGAGCACCGGCGATACGGAGGTACCGAAATGGCAGGAAACAGCATAAAGACCACAGCACTTTACTGCAGGCTTTCAAATGCAGATGGGGATGACGCTGAGTCTAATTCCATCAGCACGCAGAAAGCCATCCTCACCCGCTACGCAAAGAAGCAGGGCTTCTACAAGACGAAGTTCTTTGTAGATGACGGATACACAGGTACGAACTTCGATAGGCCAGGGTTTAAGAAGATGCTGAAGGGTATCGAGGCTGGAGAGATCGGGACTGTCATCGTGAAGGACCGGTCGAGACTCGGACGTAACTTTCTGGAGACCGGAAAGTACACGCAGATTGTGTTTCCGGAGCATGGGGTAAAGTTCATCGCTGTCAGCAATCCCACCGAGGGAGATCCGGACGATGCCTACGACATCGACGTCTTCCTCGATATTTTCAACTCCTGGTATCCGAAGGATGTCAGCAGGAAGGTGAAAGCGGTTCTAAGGTCAAAGAGCAAGAGCGGTAAGCCGATTTCAGTGTTTGCGCCCTACGGCTATAAGAAAGATCCGGAGGACAGGACCAGATGGATCATCGACACTCAGACGTCACCAGTGGTAAAGAGGATATTCCAGCTTTACATGGAGGGATACGGCACTACGGAAATTGCTACAATCCTTAGAAGGGATAAAGTGCTTGCTCCTTCAGAATATCGGAGGTACATAGAGGGAACCGCTAGCGGAAGAAAGAACCATGATCCTTATGGCTGGTCCGATAGGGAAGTCTGCAGAATTCTTAAAGAAGAAAGCTACACTGGAATAGTTGTAAATTTCAAGACTAAGAGGGTTTCCTTCAACAGTAAGAAACGAGTAGAAACCAGTGATCAAGAAAGAGAAATAATCAAGAACGCCCATGAAGCCATCATCGATGTAGCAACATTCCAGACGGTTCAGAACCTTCTCAAGCATAGAAAACGGCTGGTCCCACTGGAGGAAGATTTATGCCCTTTAACGCAGCTTGTTTACTGCGCAGACTGTGGAAGGATCATGTACCATGCAAGAGGGCGTTCAGAGAGGATCAACGACATGTTTCGTTGCTCAGGCGCGTCAATGAAGTACGGATGCACAGGGCATACGATTCGCTCTGATGATCTTACAGTGATTGTAGAACAGAAAATTAAAGCAATGCTTGAGTATTGCCTTAATAACCAGGAAGAATTCATGGAGAAGGTAACGACGGGAAGTGTTGAGGATGAAGAACTGAGAAAAGAACTCGAAGGTGATGAAAGACGCCTCCAGATGATTGAGAAGATCTTCATGGCTCTTTACGAAGACAGAGTCAGCGGGACCATCAAAGAGGAAGATTTCATCATGATGAGCGGACGATATTCTGAAGAGCAGAGTACATTGCAGCAGCGGGTAAAAGAGCTGAAAGGCAGATTCCGTTCAGTGGATGACCTGAATAAGGCTGCAATAGCATTCATTGCGGCGGCGAAGAAGTTTCAGGGTTTTGAAAAGCTGACTCCCGAGATCGCACGGACTCTCATCGCTAAGGTCTTGGTTAAGGAGAAAGAGCATCCCGGCACACACGAGCGAGATGTAAGACCTGAACGAGTAGAAATCGAATGGAATTTTATCGGAAAATT